TCACCATTCCCACAAATTACAACTCACCCCAACTCCAACATAGGGACTTACCTTATTCCCTGAAAAACCGTATCCGGCCTGCACACCCAGCCCGAACCGCTTGCGTCTCCTGTCAATCGGAATAACCGTTACGGTCTGAGATTTAGTATACGTCTCAATGAAATCGAGATTAGGACGGAATCCACTAATTACGGCTCGATATTCATCCGTCTTGTATTCCTTCTTCTCAATGGGAAGTACAACAGGTACAGAATCTACCTCCAACGAATCACCTACAAAAATAGGTAAATAGAAAGTATCCATTCGTACAACCTCGACTCGATACGGTTTTGGAACTGTATCACGAACCGTATCAATCACGGTCACCGTATCTCTGACCAGTTCCCCCGGTGCGTGTTCCACCCGGCAAGGGTGGAACAGAAGCAATAGGGAAAGGATGATTATGATAATGTATGGCAAATTCTTCATGGGGCTTCCTCCTTTTCCGGAACCGTCCACTCAGGACCGCTCAATATACCTCCCAACTCCGCATCGGATGGTAGTTGTACAGGATCGGATACATATACTTCGTCCTGAAGAGTAAATGTTAAGTCTTTAAGAGCCATATTAATTTAAATTTTAATAGTTATACATCGAACTTAATATCATTAATCCGGTTCATCCAACCTCTCTTGAACTTGTTATTTGCCGGACGTTTACGACATATTTCTTCAATAAAGTCGAAACGTGCAATCTTGATACGGTCAAACAGTTCGCGAGGATTCTTTGAATTTATAGCGGAAATAGTCTTCGGGCCCACAATTCCGTCCGGGATCACTCCTGCCAATTCCTGAGGGATCTTGATACCATGTACACCACTTGCCCAAACCCAATCTACAAGGATGTTGGCGACTGACTGAGATTTTATTTCATCAGCTTTCCAACGATCCCAATACATAGTTTTCAGTATTTCCGTCCATTCCTCTTGTGTAAGGTTCTTCAAACGTTCTACGGTGGGCTTTGGATAGCCTTTCTTCTTACAATACGCCTCGTATGTGGCTATTGTAACCCCCTTGTTTGTAGCACCTCCCAAATCGTCAGGATCATTCACAAATCCGCCCTCCCATCTTAGGATAAACGGAACCAATTTATTCACATCTGCCATTTTCTTTGTATTTTCTTCTTATTTTTAATTTACTCTTTCTTTCCCGAAATATTATCGAACCCCTTCAGCTTATTTATGATAGCCTTCGGGAAAAAGCCCGGGCAAATCTCTTCTACGTTCTCAATAATACTCAAGGCCTCACGTACCATTAATGCCGTACAAGCGAAATACCGGAACCAGACGAAACTATCGACCACCTGACCGGCGATCGAGAAATTACCCATCACATGTGACAGGACTAACACACAACTGTAAATGATAAGCTTACGCCCAATCATACCATAAGCCTTACTACTGATGTCTTTGGATAACCAGTGCTTGACAAAGCCGAGCACCGTATCAACACATACAAGGACAATCAACCATTTGACAAACTCCCAGTCGCCAAAAACATAGCGCTCAAAGAGTTCCAGCAAAGGAGAAAGAGGCAAGGCAATCAATGCAATCATCTTCAAATTTTTCATATTCTTGGATATATAAACTTTAATCGTATATTTGCCGCGTTAATATTAAATTACGCACTTCATGCGGTATGTATAAACTTTCGTTCCTCATTCATACCGCATCTTTCCGCCCTATCTGTGAAGACAGGGCGGATTTTTGTTACTTGGATTTAGATGCCGGTTTGGGCTCTAAAGTGGCTTTTACCTCTTTGGTGATCTGATCGAATACTTCAAAGTGCGCTGCAACATTCTCCGACTCCGGAAGGGACATTTGTTTACTGCCTGATTCCAACAGCAAATACCCGATATACCGCCCGGAGGTTACGGGCTGCTTGCCTGTAGGGGTGTCAATATCTTCCGTGACCGTTTTAATGATTTCACAATGAAGACGACTGAGATTATCGTTATTGACACTGTAGTTTACATTGTACTGATAATCTCCTGAAACGGCTTTACCGTTTACTTGAACTGTTCTTGATTCTTCTTGAAACATAATTTATTGATTTTGGGAGTTAATAATTACTTTATCTAATTCATTATAAATAGCGGTCTTCACCACTGCGAGTATCGGAGCCGGATCAACGTAATTTCGAATGATATTTGCACCTTGTTCGTCAACTTCAACTTCACCCTCTTTGTATATCCGTTGGGCAAACTCCAATTCACCCAAATCGGGTGTATTACAGTAAATAGCGTTTCCTACTGTTTTAGCCACGTCGAACTCTTCAACTTCTCCGTCAATAGCTGTTTTTACTTTAATTCTTCTAAAATTGATTTTCATATTTTATTTATTTTGAATTTATCATTGTAATCTGCGCTGACAATGCTGTTTACCAAACGTTGCGCCCTACAACAAACACACGGAATGGACAATCACGGGGACCCTTGTTTGCGTCAAGCATTAAAACCTCAAAATAAGAGTTGTTTTGCGTCTCTACCTGACCGAAGACCCAACCATAACCACCCAATCCCTGTACTAAGACAGCGTACTGCGGATGACGTAAGTTGTGGTATATCCTGTATTTTCCAGTAGCTATTTTCTGTGCACTGGTTAAGGTGCACCCGTTGCCCCATTCATTAGTGACTGTACCCGCTTGATATACATATCCGGTACACAGCATTCCGGGAGCGTTCCACTTTTCACCGCCCCTTTGGGCGAAAATATGGCTTCCATACGATTCTATCGAATTTGCAGTGCCTGCGTTAGCCAAACATCTTAGAGCAAAACCGGAACTTCCGTATGATTCAATACTTAGACCACTGTAATTGTCGTTTCGTATGGACATCAATGCTGTGCGTGAAGTTGTAGGACTGTCCCCTTCTTCGTTAATACGAAGGAATTTATTACCGGACATGTTTAACAGGATCTTAGCCTGCGAATTGCTTGCCGAAACAAGAGAGCCTCCCGATATATTCCAGGCACCGATCTTTGCACCATCAGTTACCGTAAGGTTTCCGGTTGTGATCCTCTGTGCTGAAAATGCCTGTGCCACCACTTCCGCAGCTTCAATCACATTGGCAGATAGTTTGCCATTTGCGTTGATGGCGGCTGTCTGTTGACCTGTGTTATTTTGGAATAGCAGGTTATCGGCTTTCAGAATGATTTTTCGGGACGTGATGTTGATTCCGGTTTCGACTAAGCCGTTTTGGGTGGCGGTGATACGACCGTCTGCGGCTTCGGCTTTGTTATTGGCTGTGCCTGCTAAGGAATTGGCGGAATTTGCCGCTTGTTCTACTACGCTTAATTTTGCGTGGTCTGAACTCAAAGTTAACTCAGCCGCACTTAATCGCCTACCTTGATCGTCCACTTTGTTTGCAGTTAAAGCTATGCTTTCCTGCGTCTGCTTTATTTCGGTATAGTATCCGTATGTGCGGACGGGTTCAGTTCCATCGGTGCGAACGGGGAACGATGTATTATACGAACCGTGATAATCGGTTTGATAAACGTTGATTACGTTTGGGTCAATAGTATCATCTACTGTTACGTCATACATAGAACCGCCCCTAATACCCATTCTACACGTAGACGTTTCAGTTATTTGTCCCAAATCAACAACTATCTTTGCACCCGCAGAAGTCCATGATTTAGTATAGTCAAAGATATTAGTTACTGCTGGTAACGACCCCCAACCCGAACCGGACATCTCAAACGTTAAGTTCATAGAAAAACCGCCATCGTGTGTACCGTATGAAGGTTTTCCGTATCCCGCATCAAGAGGCCTACTTATTTCAACCCTTGTTTTGTGGTAAACCGGAATACTTATAACCAACGGGAAAAACTTATTATTGTCCCATCCTCTTAAATCTATTCGCTTTGATATATGCCTATTGGTGGTACTATTAATAACACCAATATCACCAACAACAGACGTGATACTTCTTTCGGTCTGTTCGACACGTGAAGCAAGTCCGGTAACACGTCCATCAACGGTATTTATCTTTTCAACGGTGGATGTTATCTTACCTTCGACTACACTAATTTGACTATTGGTATATTCAGCACCTTTGTAAACTGCATCCTGAAAATTGGGACTCCATGCGGTTGCAATTTCACCCGCTTCTACTTTAAAGTCTTTTACCCATATATAAGCCCAATCAATTCTTTCTATATCAACAAAATTATATACATCCTTTTGTTCCTCTGTATTTTTCGTTACGTTAAATGTATGCTTGAAATAACTCCATTGGTTATCTGCTGTTGATTTAACAATTACGTTTTCAGAATCACACACATCAATTGTAAAACCAACTGGGGTATTTTGACTACCTTTAATCCATCCGGAAACGGTATACTTACCGGGGATAGGCGGGATAATATTAGGTATCCGCATAGCTCCTCCATTACCTTGTGAACCAACCAAATAGAAGCCACGCAGAGACATTTGCCTTTCAATAGTAGGAGATGGATATAAAGTATTAAGCGTTGAACTTGTGTAACTATACAAATTGTTAGCACCTATACCCAAATTTTCTACCTTAGTTTTAACGGATAGTTCAATTTTCCCGTCAACGGCAAGTATTTGTGTGTCGGTGTACTTTTTTGACTCAGTGAAAGAATCTTTAGGGGCAGGCTTCCATCCGGTCGCCGTGTCTCCTATTTCTATTTGAAAGTTATTGATCCGGCAAACTGATCCAGCGCCTAACTGTATATATGCAATAATATCAGTATCCAAAGAGTCCTCTATATCTTCGGGGACTTTGATAGTGTGGACGTACCTACCTTTGTCAGCCGTGGGGCTGGTAGAATCTACATACTTAAATGCGCCGATATAGTAATATTGGGAGGTGCCCGATTTATAAATAGCTTTTTCAAGCCCGAACCTTTGTGATGATCCCATCTTTAGATTGCTATACGCATAGTCGAACGAGATTGTTAAGGTTTTGCCTTTTAAATCCGTCCACGCTTTCGATAACTGAAACGCATATTGTGCGCCTGATCCATCCAACGCCTGTTGGGATTGTAACATCAGATTTTCGCCTCCGATATTTAATTTTCTTTCAGTTGCAGACGGTATCCAATTAGCTACACCCACACTACCCTCGGTGATTACAGCCCATTTAATGTATGTCTCCGTTGATTCCTGTTGGGGAAACTTATAGAAGTAGAAATATGCCCCATCCGGATTAATAGGCGTTATAGGCTGCGAAAGTACCGTTTCTTCTGCGCTTTTCGGCAAAGTGCCTATCCAGCCGTACGAAGGATTGTTATACGCCCTGATAACATCAGAGTCCGCACACTTATAGCACACTGTAAGGGTATAGGTTTTGCCTGCTTCTAAATGAACGTCATACTTATACGCTCCCATTTGATAGGGGTTGGCATTTAGTTTGTGGTTAGAGTCGTAAAGCAGATTAACGTCCGCTACTTTCATACTGCGTATGGCAAGCTCGATCTTTCCCGGTATAGCCGCTAACTCGGTAGCAATATTACTAAACTCCTGTTCGATGCTCTTTCCATTTCTCAGAATGAAAATCCCTTTCAGGAAACAGTTCATCGCATATAGGCCGTATCCGGAGGGTTGGAAGTCAGCCGGAAAGTCTGTATCCGTCATGCCATCGAGACAACCCAAAATCACTTTGTTCTTTCCGGCCAAAGACGTGGAGTTTACCCCGTCCAGTACAGAAATGCGCGGTTTACCATCTTCCGAAGCTGTGAGATACAAAATGCCCTGTCTGTTCGGATTCGTGAGGTTACCCATTTGAATCAGATCATCACCAACGGCCGGAGTTGTACCATTGGGAAATACGGATTTAAGTATAAGAATCGAATCATCATTCACCGAGGCAACCGGAACCCAGTAGTATTTAACGTGTCCGGATGTGTAGACCTGACAACGTACCAAGTCATCAGTGACAAACATCATGTCGCCCTCTATACCTAAAACATAGTAAGCCGGATCACCGGATGTTTCCGAAACGGACTTGACACGCCCGTTGGCGGATGAAATCACCAGACCGCCGTTAACCGCACGAACTTTCGAAATGATAAGTTCAAAAATGGTCATGGCCTTACGGACTACGGCATTATCTATTTCAAGGTTCCAATCCCCATTGATAGCCTTGTATAGCTTCATCCCTTCACCCATCAGTCCGGGGATGAATCTTTCTGAACTGATATAGTCCTTGACTATGGTTTGAAACAGGGTTGCGACGTGCTCAACATTCAGATCGTATGTTTTTGCAAGTGCCTGAACGAGTAAATTTAAAGTATGCGTGTCACCTTTAGCCCAAATATCCGCGCCTGTTGAAATATTCCCTTCCGAATGGAGTGTGCCAACATTGGCCGAACCGGTTACTTCCAATGTAGCGGCCTTAACTTTCATCCGGGCTGTGATACTTCCCACTTCCACATTACCATTTTCATCAATAGATGCAGCAGTATCACCCACTATCAAGCCTTTTGAGAAAGTTACAGTTTCTTTAGCAGTATCGGGCATATCCTTACGTAAATGGGTAGCAAGTGACTTTGAAGCCGAAAAGACATTTCTATTTGACGGGGGTGTACTATCATTAGTCCCAATGATATATACCCCACTTCCACCACCATTGTAAGTCTGCCCTTTCAATGTAAGACTATCCAACTTTTCTTCCAATTCTCCGATACGTGAATAAGCCGCCGTTTCCCCTACCGTAAATATAGGCGAATCAAACGGATAGTCAAGATTATGTTCAAATCCTATGACACGCGATTGCCGGCCATCTTCGAAATAGGCCTTGTTAATAAGCTTGACCTTCTGACCGGCACTATAAAGATTATGAACACCGTCTTCGCCGTATGCGTCACCAGACATCATTTTGCAGTTATAGGTGGAAGGGTCCATCTTTGATTTGGCAACGTACTTTTCCGTTTCGGTTTTCAGTTCGACTTCGGCAGCAGACACGAGTCCAAGTTCTGTTATCTTTGTTGAGTCCCAGCCAGTCAAGACATAAGTATCCCCGTTTGCGGGGATAAGTACATCACCAGGCAGTTTACGCCCATAATCCTCGTTACGTACTATCTCCCAAACTTGTGCAGCCGGATTCCAACTACCATCTGATAACTTCTCAGGTTCTCCATCAGGATTAAATATAACCCCGAACATCATACCATTAAGCTTCCCAGAGTGGAAGGTTATCTTTAATTCCTCGCCAGCAAGCACATAGGCTTTGGAGAATGTAATGCCAGTATCTTTAAAGCGGTAAGCATCCCATTTCTCCTCAGTTATTGTCCCATCTGCATTTTCTATCTTGTCAGTATACTTATGAATGGCAATATCCGACATTGTACCGGTACGTCGTGGATAGATATCATCAAAAACAATAACCTGCTCAATGGCTTCCTCTGTAACCATATTAGGATAGGCATCAATATAAGGAGTTCCAGCAGGCAGCATCAATCGTCTTTGAACGACACCATTCACAACTACTGATTCATCCACCGGACGATAATTGGAAGGTATGTTCCTTGTAGAGCCAAAAGCATAGATACGGGTTGCATAAGCGGATTGCGAGTCGGTGCGTGTCATTTCCTCTACATTTACACCGATCTCCCAATTAACAGGATCACCGAACTCACAACGCCCGAAGTGAATGATATTCTCTGTTACCCAACACTCACAATCCCATTTTTTTGCCATTTCAAAGCAAGCGTCAAGAATGTTGATGTTGTCGTAAGACATCAACTGAGCTTTATTTTCAACCGTGCTGTCAATGGAAAAAACAAAATCCTGTCCTTTGTATGTGTAACCAAGAGCTTTTAAATTTCTCAGGACTATACCAACTTGAACATCCAGTGGAGCGGTCAGGTTCCAGGACGCTTCCTGTCCGGCTGTCTCTGGGGTGTATTTGAAAATTTTATTTTTCCATTTCCAGTAATAAGCGTCCAAACGAAGTTCGTAATCATAACTTGCCGTTATTGCATTGTAAGCGGGTTTCTGTATGTCACATATCTCGAACACTCCCAAATATCCATCATCTATGTAATCACCAAGCTTGAAAAAAATCGGTTCATCCAAATTGAACTTCACAGTAACATAGTCTTCCTTCATTAAAAGGAATTTTCGTTTCGAGCCTTCATTTACAATAGTAGAAAAACGAATACTGCCAGATATGTTTTTGATGTCTACTCTTTCCATAACACATCAAAGGTCGGAGATAAAAAAAAGAAGCCCTAAATATTCGGGCTTCCTGTTGTGACATCAGAAATAAGGTCACAAATTAAGTTCTATTTGCTGGATTAGGCTCCGAAAATTTACTTGAAATCTTACCAAATGTCCGGTCTATACTTTGCGCATAGGAAACACTTTTACCAAGATAGATTAGATGGTAGACCTCGTTACTATTAGCTGGAATCTTAATATCAATTACACCTCTGTACAATTCCTCGAAGAAAGCTTTTTTCTTTGATTGATAATCAGATTGGGAACTGCCCTCAATAGTAAATGAAAGCGTTATTTCCCGTTCATCCACTTTTGGGTTATTTATTATCACTCTCTTCCCATGTTCAAGGCGAGATTTATTTTCTATAAATTCTTTCATCGGTGCAGACGCTCCAAGAGCATCGAGGAATCCGTCCCCCATCCTTACACCCCATGTGGCGTATGCGTCTTTATTGTTTATAAGTAAATCTGGCATAAACTGTATTTTTATTGTTATATTTGCACATAATTCAATTTATATAATATGGAGGAAAAGCATATCTTAAAACTTAATTTTGGAGGAGAAGTAATTGAACATGATTTCAGTTATATGAAGATTCTCGAATTTACTAAACCCAATGTTGTGTTCCATAGGAATAATAAGTCGTATTCATTGGATAAAACAGAAATATTTTTCGAGGATAATGATACAACAATCATAACAAAACTTTCCTTCAAAGAAATCTAAGCAAGGCAGGAAAATTCCTGCCTTCTTCTTTTAGGGAGCTAAGCCTGCGGTATTCTTTTTAACTTCTGCTATATCTTTCTGCATTTGTTGAATAGGCTTCACTATAGCTCCAGTATTCTCCGAAATTTGCATCAGTTCAAGATAAGAATTAGCAATTAAATTCCTCGTATCATCCGCAATATTCCTTACCTCTGTATTCACAGAAAGAATTGTATCAGCCTTTGCCGTCAGCAGATTGAGCGCTTGGGATTGGACTACGCTCTGATTCTTAATTTCCTCATTGGATGCCTGCAAAGCCGTGAAACGTCCGTTTAGTTCTTCTCCAGTATCTTGAGACATGGCCTCAAATCCTCTTTTTGTAGAATCCTGAGAGGAAGATTCGGATGTCCAGCCAAGCAACTCTTTCAATTTATCCCGCTCTTTAACCGCGTCGGTAACAATGTCGTTCCATTGCTCCTGCAACTTTTTATAATCTTCCTCAGAAATACCTGTTTTATTATCGTTAGCAGCAGCAAAAGCATCATACCATTTTTGTAGTTCGGCTTTATACTTATTACCAAGCATAGTGGTAAGCATAGCCTTCTGCATATACCTCTCAAAATTATTAGCAAAGTCTTTTGCCGAACTATCCATATCCATCAAGGTATCGACAAAGTTATCAAATACGCTATCAAATGAAACTTGGGTAAGCTGTTCTTTTACTTGGTTCTGTATATCCTCTAATTTCTCAGAGCCATTGACAATATCCTGTATGTATTTTACAAAGTCACCGTTTACAGTATTAAGGACAGATACCAGTTTAGGATCGGCAAGCACTTCTTTTAGTTGTTCTGCAGAAAGATTAAGCAATGACTCTGCATTCGTGACAGATTCACCGACAGCACCGGATATCCTATCCCAATCCTTTTTACTAAGTCTTTTTTCTATTCGTTTGCCTAAAGAACTTGATCCAATACTTGAGCCACTTTGCCTTAATTCATTCAGAAGTTCATAATATCTCTGGGTCTGCTGCTTTATCAGGGTTTCTGCTTCTTTCCCTACTTTATAAGCTTCATCCCCATAGGACATATCAATATACTCTTTCTTCTTATTGATAAGTTCATCCCACACAGAATTAAGAGCTTCATATTGTGACTTCATTTCATTGTATCGGGAATAATCAGCGCCAAACAAACCATCCAAGGCCTTTACAACAGATGAAATACCAGAAACAGCACTCATGGCACCACCTACAATATCACCAGACATTATCTGACCAACTCCCATGGCTGTTTGACCAACTCCACCTAACGCATCAGAAATACCGGCTATTTTATTGCCAAGATCATCGTTACCGAAGATTGTACCGAGGTCCTGACCAAACTGAGATATAGCAGGAGTAAATTGAACAATAGCACTTCCGATCCCTGCAATCCCTCGAGCAATATTTTCCTGACCTCCTTTCGCTATTTCACCTGCCGCTTCTTTTACTTGCTTTTTGAAAAGCGCAAAAGGACTCTTTACTCCCAATTCCTCTTTTAAACGACCAATAGCATTTCTTAGTGCCTCTGTTTGCTCGGTTGAAAGTTCCAGATTTTGAAGAGTATTGTCACTTATCCCCAGACCTAAAATATCCTTCTTTGAAACTGTCTTTCCACCGATTTGAGCATTTCCCTGTTCATCCTTAATGGCAGCGAGGTATTGCATCAATAATTCGGCTTTTTCAATGATGCCCTGAATCTCGTTCACACTCTTTTGGGAAGCATCAACAAAGAGCTGTCCCATTAAAGTCGTACTATTCTTCACGGAGTTGTCAAAATCATCAAGCGCATTAGCTTTCTCTTTCATCAAGATAGCTGCATCACCCGCCGTTTCGGCCTCCTTTATGGCCTTATCATATTTCTCAATAATGGCCAGCCTTTTCTGTTGATAGTTGCCAAACTTGATAAGATATTCATTCCAAGACGCCTCTTGATCGCGTATCTTATCATCAAGTTGCTTTTTGGACGTATTTTCTATAATGGTATCCCAAATAGAGCTAATCTTTCCTGTATCCACCTTAGAAGAATCAAAAGTCTTTTTCTGATATTTGTTATTCTCTTTGGCCTTCAACTCTTCCTGAGCATCAAAAATCTCTTTCTCTGCTTGAATTACAGCCTGGATCATATCTTCTTTTTGTCTTTCCAGTGATTGGATCTCTTTCCGGTTATCCAATTCCCTCTGCATACGTTTTTTCTCAGATCCATCAGCCATGGCATTGATCTCAGACCGTGAAATTTCCATTTCCATATCTTCAGCCTGCCTTTTACGCTGGATTGCCTGTTTGCGTTCTATTTCAGAGATCTTATCATTCTGGGAACGAATGCCTTCTTGCTGTTTGCGAAGTTTTTCGATTTCTTTCTTTACTTGGTTTTCTTGCTTGGTTAACGAACTACCGGTAATACCACCTAAATCTTTGTATTTTTTTTCAGCAGTTTCCTTACGTTTTTTAGCCTCCTCATATTGTTTTGAAGTAAACTTGGATTTGTCCTTTTCTATTTCGGAAAGTTTCTTTTTGGCATCCTCCCAATCTTTCTTGGCTTTATCATAGTCTTCTTTATAGGTAGTTTTGTTCTTTTCAGAATCAATTCGAGTTTGTTTGGCAGACTTCGCAGTATCTATAAGTGTTTTTATGTCTTTCACATTATAGATTGCTTCATCAGACAGAGTTCCTTTCACATCAATAGGCAAACGGAGTTTGAGGGTTCCATTATCACCCTTGCCTTTGATTCTCCTTTCAAGCTCGGATATGTATCGGTCAAACTCGTTTACATCAACATTGTTCAAGTTGGATATAAACTGTTCTGAAATATTTTTGCCTTTATCTTGCAATATAACACCACGCATAGCACGCAATTCTTTCAGCTTCTTCACATACCCATCTATACCTTGTTGACCGGAAAGAGATTTCAGTAAATTTTCGTAATATTTGATTTCTGATTCAATGTTGGAAAGTTCTTTGGCTTGTTTTTCTCCGGCGCGTTTCGCATCTTCCTCTGCAATCTGCCGCTTCAATTTAAGTATATCGGCAAGTTTGATGGTTTCAATGTCGTATTGGGCAAATATCTTTGGGTATTCTTTTCTCAACTCCGCTAAACTCTGACCCCTCTGCAAATCGGATAAGGCTATGTCACGGGAACTCTGTACGAGGGAATCAATCTTCTGCTTATGTTCTTCCTCTTGTTTTTTAGCTTCTTCTTGCCGCTCGTTAAACCTTCTTTGCGCTTTTTCCGCTTCGGTTGCCGAATCGTGTAAAGCCCACATTGCAGCACCAAGCCCAATAACGGCGGTAGCCAACAAAACATAAGGATTAGTAAGCATAGCTGCATTTAAAGCTAATTGTGCTTTTCGTGCCAATACACGAGCATTAGTAAGAGCTACTTCAGCTATCGTATGTTTACTTGTCGCCATGGTAGCCAACATCACAGCAGTTCTGTACGCTCCATAAGTAGTAACTAACCCAACCAATACCTTCCCCACCGTTTCATAGTTTTCAATCAGTGAAGTGGTCATCTGAATCCCCTTCATTATGACACCTTCCGACTTCTGCCCCAGCTCGTTAAAGGCTGCATCCATCGCATCCTGCATCATGGATAACTGCCCATTGATTGTTTTTGAAGCGTTCTCAGACATATTATAGAACTTTCCACCTGCGGAAGTAGCGTCTATAAACGCTTGTTGAACCATTTCTGCGGAGATAGCGCCTTTAGACATTTCTTCTTTCAGAGTGGCGATAGACTTACCTGTCTTTTCGGAAATTTGCTGGAGAGGGTTGAACCCTGCATTAATCATCTGATTGAGGTCCTGCCCCATCAACTTGCCAGCAGCGGACATTTGAGAGAAAGCCAAAGTAAGAGAGTTGAACTTACCGGATTCTCCCATAGAAATATCACTAATGGCTTTCATGTACTTGATGGTATCCTCTGCCTGAATATTGAAACCAAGCATCATCTTTTCCGCTCCAACTATATCTGACATAGTAAGTGGAGAAATCTTCGCCAGCTCTTTGATTTGCGGAATCAGCTGTCCTGCCACATCCTTTCCAACCATTGTTTCAATAGCAGTTTGTATAGACTGAAATTCACCGCGTACACGAATCATTTCAGAACCTAACGCTTTGAGTGCGCTAACACCACCGATAACCGCCAATGCTTTCTTCCAAGAGATAGCAATACCCTCGTTGGTTGCTACAACTTCTTTCCCGTCATTATTGTAAAGCTCGTATTCGTCACGGAGCTTTTTAACCGACAACCGAGCATTGGCTTGCTCTTGGGTTAGATTGAAAAGTACACTCTTTTGTTCCCTAAGTTTTTCAATTGTGGATTTTATCTTAGCTTCCAAAGAAGATGTATCTCCATCTTGTTTTAATGCTTCACGATACTTGTCTTTAAGACTGGATAATTCATTCTTTAACTGCTGGATGGTTCCACGCTGGAGTGTAATCTTCTCTGACAATCCGTTTACGACTTGGGAAGCATCAAAGATTTTCTTCTTGAAGTCACCTTCCATCTCTGCTCCAGCTTTGGCTGCATTAGTTACCAACTCATCCAATCTTTGATTAGATGCAGCAAGTTGAACATTTAAAGCCTTGAAAGCAGCAGGAGACTGCGTGCCATCCATGCTCATTAACTCTTGTTTTAACTTCGCAATTTCATTACGGAGCCTTACAACTTCTTCCCAGTCACTACCTACCTTAAAATATAATTTCGCCATATCTATTTCTTTTTCCTACGATTAGCCAATTCCTTACCACTGATTCTATTCACCTTCTGACCACCATATACTGCGTGTAATTTATCCCGTTGCATCATCAGCAGATTCCGATAAGGGATAATCTCAAACACTTCTGTATAACTCAGATGCAGCGTGTCAATCAAATGGGCTATCTGCCCGAAGAACGTTGTGTTTCCTACTGTTTCGGTCTTGCTGCCAGCATCGACACGTTCCTCATCGAGCTGACACACTGAAAAGCCGATATATCCATCATAAAGAAACAGACTTCCAAGGCATCTTTGACTTCTTCAAAAGTGCCGTTCTCCAATTCTTTGACCAAACTATCATTCCCGCAGATGAAGCATGAAATACCTTTCAGCATATCTTCAGTAGCTTCAGGAAGCTCTTTAATAGCCTCCATGATATTATCTCCTCTCAGGGCGATATCGGAAAAATGATGAATGGCACGACAGATAATTTTAATTGTAGGAGGTTTAATGGTATAAACCATCCCTCCTATCTCCACATTCTTGAAATCCAGCCCTAACAAAGCATCAGAAACCGTTTTTGCTGCTTGATTCATATTCTTAAACTAAAAGGGGGAATGGTATATATCCATCCCCCGGTTATCACTCTTGTGCTTTTACCAATGTTATCTCTTTTTTAAGAGTGGTATCAACTTCAGAAGGAGTGGTTTTAATATCTCCTGACTGAGTGACGTACCCCACTTTCGACACTTCATAGTGAACGGTAGCCCCAGCATTCACCTGCTTTGACCTGACCGTTGCACCGTCCAGCTTTACGGTCGCATCGGAAGGAGTAGGTACAATGGTTACTGTAGTTCATGCCTGCAAAGCTTTAATCTGCCCCTCTTCGTAGTTATACTCAGAAGAAACGCCTTCAATTCCCGGTTCCTGCACCAAGCCTTTTACAGCGATTGCAATTGCCTTATCCGTATTGGCTTCACGGGAAACAATACGGCATTTTGGGAAGATGAACCATACATCATCATCGGTCAGACAGAACAATGCTTTGTTGATAATAACTTTATCCAAAGCACGCTTCCAACCTACATCTTTAGATGTTGCCTGAATAACATCGCCACCCATGAACGCTTTCTTGGTCTTCCAGTCATATTGTCCGATAGAGAAAGCGGGCGATACTTCTCCCGGCACATCATCGTAACGGTAATTCTTTCCCGTTAATTGGTTCTTGTACCCAGTGACGGAGGCTTCCGTTTCCTCAATCTGCCACGTTTCCCCGTGTACATTCAAAACCTCATCTTTCGCTTTGATAGCGGCTTGAATCAAAGTCTTTGCGATTTCGGGGGTAATGTCTGCCGTTACCTTATCAATATCGGCAAACAAGATTCTTTTTATTCCTACTGCTGAAATCATAATCTTATAGTTTTACATTTATTACTTCAAATAAAATTCTCACATTCACGTAATGGCATTTCAAAGCTGTATCCGCTTCCGTGCCAATTGATTCGATAGAGTAACGATAGGTTGTACCGTCATAGGTGCTTACTACATCATCAAGCAGCTTGCCAGCCTTTCTTTCAAGTTCGTTAAGCCGGATTGTGTTCGCTTCATTCTCGCTTAAATTGGGTACACATAGATTCACTTCTGCGAAAGATTTCTTCCAATACTTTCCCGGCTGTTGTTTCTTCGTGTAGATAACGATTCTTTCAGAGGTCAATTCACCCGTCAGTGTTTCTCCTGCTGGCACTATACCTATCCCGAAAGCCTTGCAATCCCGGTAGAGGATGTTTCCTATGTCGGTGGTTACTATCATTTCACAATCTCCCAATCTTCGGCAAACACATCACTGATAGACGGAACCCATGAATCAGCACGCCCGGTGTTCTCGTTGTAAATAAGGCATTGACTCGTATAGTCAATGAAACCTTTGCCTTTCAGAATAAGGTCTTTTGCTGATTGCGGAAGAGATTGCATCTTGGGAATAACATCACTCTCTATATGAGCTGGAACCTGTTTGAATACCATTAATCCTTTCCCGTTCCAGCCCTTTCTACGGATAGTGCCACCTTGTTTCAAAACTTCTATAGCATCACCGAAACAGATAGGAGTTTCTTTCTTGACTTCTCGATATGATTCTTCAAACAGTTCTTTGGGTGACCAACTTTCATAGCCATATTCAGTACGAGTGTGATATCCTAGTTTATAAGACTCATTCTCTTCTATTTCACTTTTTACCAAGCCTTTACTGCAAGCTTCACCCAATGTCATAGGTTCTGCTTCAATCTGTTTTGTTCCAATGTACTTTTTCATTTTTCAAATTCTTCTTTTAATCGTTTCTCCGCATATAAAGCAGCACTACTCAAAACATCATACCCTTTAGATTCTACGAATGATGCGTATTCCGCTTCGTTTTTCAATGTCAAACCGTCTTTATCGACATCGTAATCATTGGACGTTCTCAAAGTGAGTGTATGGTCTTGATAATCGCCATTTTCCTCTGCGTACTTCACGGCTTCATCGCCTACATCAATCATCTTCTTTTCGACCTCCCATTCTCCTTCATCGAAAAAGGAGTCAACATCTGAGAAATCGAAATCTACATCCATAATTCCGAGTAGTTAAAGTAGTTTGTACTCTTCACTGTATAAACTTCGCCTTGACCTCTTACGCTATCACCATCCATGCAACGTACTTCATCACCAGCCTTGACAGTAATTCTCTTCTCGCATACCACATGATAATTCGGACGATACACAGAGCCGTTATCAGACGAAAACTCTTTGGTAGTGTTATCATCACAACGGCACTTGCATACGTCTTGCCAGTATTCACCACCTGTTCCGGGAATAGGCCGGCCGAACTCATCCTTATCCATCGGAGTGATAACCTTTACCTGCAATATGTGTGGAGCGAATATCATAAGAATGTCACTTTAGGTTTGTTACTCAGTTCGTCTTTCAATCCGTACTGTTTACACAGAAGCGAATAGTAGTCCTTAATACCTTGAATGTTCCAAGACATAGAGAAACCGCTTTCACTGATTGAAGTGGCACGAAGTAAAAGAGAGGGGATGAACTTTGCAATTGCCACCGACACAAGACCGTAGCAATCCTCGTTCATCTCTTCCTCTCCGCTTATCTTCGAGGCAAGACACATATCCAAAAGGTCAGCCTCCGACAATTGAATGCCGAAGGTCTGGAACTTCTGTTGTATGTAGCCGTTTACCGTCATCTTAATATGGTGTAATCAATCTACTATATACAGTGTAACTATAATGCGTACAATACTTCGATTTATAGATGTACCGGAACGGACACTTAGGAACCGAAATCTGCTTCCCCTGTGTAGCCACATTCATCGTCATTACACTTTGTACAACCGGACTATTCGTTATCAGCATCACAGGCTGCGAATCGGTCAGCACAAAGCAATTCAACGGAGCAGCTTCAAAAGTGACATACTGAATATCCGGCAGACCAACATCCACCGCAGCTAACTCTGATTTGGACGGAATAGGTTCACTAATACTTGATGCCTGTACACCCAACGAAACCAAAGACATCATCAAAAAGCCACACATGGCAAAAATAAAATTCTTCATTTCTTTACTGATTTATAAAATTAGACAATAGGGTGCGACCCTCACACCCTTACTATTTACGCGTTCATCGTTGAAAGGTCAATGTTCACAATCTTGTTAGGAGCGATAAACTCAGGAATCCATTCGGCGGTGTATTCCATGTATCGACCTTCTTCGTCACGATAGTTGCAAACCGACATCTGACCTTCAGCAGTATTGTAAGAACGTCCCGGAACAGGGTCCGTCATTACATACGGCTTATGGTGACGCATCTTCATCACCTTGTCCGTCTGCAACAGGGTGATGCGGTTGTCGGCGTAAATCTGCACGTTCTCGCCCGCCTGATTCTCTACGTAGTCCTCTTTGATCTCAATTGCAGGAAGCCCGATTCCAGTAAATACGCTGGATGCCATCTGGTCAGTCACCAACCCTGCATTAACCATGAACTCACGCTCACCAAGAATCATCTTGAATTTATCACCGAACTCAGAAGCCCCTACAATGTTCTTCATAAACGTACCACGAGACATAATCATTTTGGAGAATACACCGTATTTGGCTTTCAATTTCTGAATCTCCTGCTGCAAGTAAGAGATAAATACATTCTTTGCTGAAGCGTCAGGAGTAAGGAAGTGGAACGGTAGCTCGATGTCCAACAATTCGATGTTTTCCTTATTATCGGCCAAATGAACCTGCGCCTTACCAGTCATCAACAATTCAGGAACGATAATATCCATACGCTTGTGCGGAGCAAGCAGAATCTGACGGTAATCATCAACTATAAAATCGATAATCTCCTGCAAGATTGTACGTTGATCAGCTGTATTGGCTGCATTGAACTTGTCAATGATATCCTGTAACTGTGACAGGCGCTCAATATCCATTTGATAACGGTCGCCCAAGTAAGCAATTTCAGTATAACCACTTCCAAGGCTACGTCTTTCACGAATAGGCTTCTGATCATTCTTACCCAGAATGGAACCGGCAACAACACCCGTTACTGTCCCAAGATAAGTCTTGAAAACACGGGTTTTGGTTTCCAAGAAATCTCCGTATTGCTTCCAGTAGATTGTGTCCAGTCTCAACTGGAGGACACGGTCAATAATCGCCTGAACGATATTGGGATCTGTAAATAAAGTTTGTATGGTCAAATTCATATCTAAACTTTTAATGATTAATACTCAAACTGGAAACGGCTTGTCAATCCCACCTTATCCAGCTCATGGATCGGAAGAACCAACTTGCTTTCCTTTACCTCATAGGCTTGCATCAAGAGAGTGCAGAGAACCGCTCCATCGCTCTCAACTTTCTTCGCATCATAAAGAACGAAGTTTGCAGTGTTCTTCTTCACTGTTCCATCCACTGCGGTAGCTTCGAAAAGAACCGTATCCTTAGCGATATTTTCTCCGAAAGCCGCTTTGATGGTTAATACATCATAATCCTTGGTTGACTTGTCGATAGATGCTACCTCTGCGCCTTTCTTTCCGCTTCCGATGAACATACCCTGATAAGCCAAAGAATCTTTTGCCACCTTGATGGTGAGATTAGAGTCTCCTGTGGTATAAGCTTCAACCACTTTCACATTGCGGACGGGAACGAGTGTCCGTTTCTTCAAGTCCGCTTGTACAGGTGTGAATACAGGAAGAATAGAGCCTACTACAAGGTTGGTAATATCCAACTTCCACGGTCCGCTCTTTCTGACACCCGTCTCAACACGGTAGAACTCTTCCGGTTTGTATTCCGGGGTCAAGTTATACTTAGTACCTGCTGCCATAAATTTTACTTTTTAGATTCAACAATAGTTTTTGTTCCTTCCGAAATCATATTCGCAATAGATTCAGCTTCCTTCTCCATCTTTGTTTCCGCTGATTCAGGAGGAGTCACACCACTAAAGCCGATATTGGCAAGTTCCTGTTTAGCGTCCTTGAAATAAATGTCTAAGTCTGCATCATCAGGAATCGCATAACGCTTTGCGAATGTTTCGGGAATACCATACTCCTTTGCCTTTGCCAAAATCTGCTCTTGTCGGGTAGCCTGTGACTTCTCAGCCTTAAACTGAGCGAGTTCATCGGAAAGAGGCTTAACAGCAGCACTCACCGCATTCGCAATGATGGTCGCCATGTCATCTTTCTTATCTTCCGGCTTTGGATTTGGGTTAGGATTGGGATTAGGGTTCTCGATTTTATTTTTCAATTCGTCCAATTGTTTTTGCAGACCCGATTTTTCGTTTCTAACAGTATCAATGTCTCCTTGAAAAGCTTTTAAAAGTCCTTCGACCCCACTAATAGCAGTTTCTATTTGACTTTCTTCAGTAACGGTTTTAGATAAGTAGTCGGCCACCCCGTCAAATGCTTTATCACCAAACCCAAAGGTTTTATACTTCGTTTTTAGTGCTACTAAGATTTTTCCTTTCATACCGTATGAATTATTAAATTTGAAATTCAATTTGCGGAAGTAAAAATACCACCAATACGGATGATTAATAAATATTTGAACTTCTGATTCGTGACCTTCGCTTTGATGTCACAAATGCGGTATAAAAGTAGTGAGTAAGTAGGTGGAAGGGAAATAATTAAATAGGTGATAACGAACAATAAAGAGAAGGTTTGATAATGGCAGAAAAAAGGCTCACAGAATAACTGCAAGCCTAAAATTTATTACCCCCAAAAAATATTTATTCCTTTATATCAACTAGTATTTTATCGGATAATATTCTTCTTCGTACTCAATAACTAATTCTGATGAAACCCTTAGTTCAATCAGCCTTGGATCAGTCGGTGGGATATTATCATCTGTCATAGGAAGAAGTCTTCTACACTTTGGCAAATTACACCATGTTCTATCTCATTCTCTATCTTTGCCAAACTACAAGAGATTAATAGCAGCCAACTCTTTAGTCAAAGACTGAATACCTTTCTGAATCTTCTCCAACTGCTGTTTGCGCGGTTTATGTACTCCGGCAGCATAATGCCATAACTGACGCTCATTGATTCCCGTAATCCGACTCAATGCAGCTTTAGTAAAAATGTTGCTGTAGTAGTTGATAAAGGTAGCAGCATCAATTTTGAACTTTAATTCAAATTCCCCAGACAACACCTCGCAAGGATTAGTATTATCTTCCAGATACAACTCGATTGCTTCCTTCATATTATCTTCTAACTCTTTCATATCATTACCAACTGTAATGACGGGAGCACCTTCAATATAAGCACTCAGGTTCTTTCCTGCGTGTTCAACGATAACTTCTACTGTTTTCATATTACCTCCTTTTAAATTAAGAGAACAAGGGGGCTACTTTAGCCCCGCTTGCCTCAAAATGCTGTAATAAGTGCCTTTCTCAACGCCTTTGCTGTTATGATTCGGTACGATAACTACTTTACCATCTTTTTCAAACTTCATGTGGCTACCTTTCTGGCTCTTTAGAACAAAGCCGTTTTCTTGCAACATAGTTACAACGTCTTTTACTGATTTGTAACTCATAACGCTTTGGACTTAATTACCATGCAAATATAGTAATAATACGAATAGCATCAAAGCATTTATTCATTATTTTACTATGAATATAAAAATAGCGGCAACTCCGAAGAATTACCGCTAACTGTTCTATTTTTCTTGCATCAAATTATACTCCCGTGATTTTTCCGACAACGACTCAAATTTCTGTTCCTTTTTTCATATTTTCATTCTTTACCGCCTGTTCTTCCTTGATTTCAGCAAGCTCTTCTTCGATACGATCACTATTCCCAGCAAACATAATGCCCTCACGAGTAGACCAGATACCACCACCAACAGCGGAGACGGCAGTAGTAACTTTATCCTTCAAATCATCAATCATATATGGAACTAATTCTGTTTCTATATCAATAGTCTGTGATACCTTGCTAAACTCGGTCGGATTGATAGAGCCTAAAGCGGAGACAATGAAATTTACCCTCCGTTGTAGGAACTCTCCAATAACTTCACCATGATTTTCTACCGCCATATGTGCCCCCATAAACATAAAGCGGAAAGCAGTACCGGAAGCTTTACCCACGCCTTTCAATGTCTCAAAGGATATTCTTGGAGTGTTTGACATATCATAAGCCATGTTAGTAAGTGTCTCAGCTTCAAATTTAATCGTATCTGGCACCTGGTTCCACGTCAGATATTGGGCATCAGCACCTTCTCCTGTAAGTTTGACCATTCTATCCTTAACCTTACCCATGAAGCCCTCTACATCTCCAATTAGCTTCAGCAGTGGGAAGAAATGATAGTCAATGCAATCGGCATAGTTGGATAGTAGTTTCTCCAAGCGGACCCGGAAGGTCTTAATCTTCTTGCAATAAGGTTCGGGACGGTAGGCATAGAGAACCGGCAGTTTTGGAAAGCCATGAGCGAAAGAAGTTCTTTCCTCGTACCCTTTAGATAAATCCCACTGATAAACCATCTTGTCTGTAATAGTCATAAAGCAGGTAATTTCCGAATCGTCCATGAGTTTTTTCTTATACTCACGGGAGAAAGCAATCATCTTACCTTCATCGTTGAAGAACGGAAAAAGCTTATCACCTCTGAATGGTGACCACAACACACTTTTCAGTTTCTTGGTAGGCTTAACCTTGCCCCCGAAAGTAGTCTTTACTTTCTTCCAGAACTTAGCCCAGAACGAATCATCATCGGTCGCATACCAATACTCGGCAACTTCCTGTTCGGATAACCAGGAACGAACAATCTTCTTGTTCTGATACTTGATTTTGTTGGACTTAAATACAGCTTTGACCGCATCCAAGAGTCTCTTTTCGTCATCATCCGCAGGAGTACAGTCTATAGACGGCTCAGTGCCTACTGTAAAAGCCGTTTGAATGTTTACGATGTCCTGCTCCAAGGGAATAGAGATACGGTTTACCGGTTCGGTTCTGTACTGTGCTTCGGTTTCATAGGCATTACCTGTCTTCTCATCGAAAACTTTCTCCGCTTCCTTTTCAAGAACCTTCCTGTCCGGGTACTTCTCTTTATCCACCATGATTTCATGGCGTTCCGGATTCCAATCATCCCACAACTTGCAGCGGTCGGGAAGCTCAGTTTTCCTACCTTTCTTCAGGTAGCTTATCTTCTGCCCAATATCGGGCAATACTAATATTTCTTCTAAACTCAATGGCATAGCTTATATTTTTAGTGTGTGAATATTCCAGTTAAATCTTTCGGCTTCTGAATCTTTCCCAGAAGCTCACCCAAAACATAATAACGGGCAGCATCTATACAATTATGCACGAGAACCCCATTAGCGAAGAACTCGTGCATATCTTCAACTTCTATATCGTAAACGTTACATATATCTTCCTTTACTATCTCTATCTCTTTCAGCTCTGACGCTTGCAGAAGATTGTCCGCTACATCTCCTACAACAAAATTCGGTCTTGCTGTATTTATTTGCGACAAATTCATTGCCGCACCATTTGCATTTCCTCTTTTCGTTATCTGTCCCTGAATGATACCGATAGGCTGTTTTGCATTTGTTTGAGCAAAACTTATTATTTCCGTTTGAAATGGCAGAAAACTCTTTTCCACACCATTCACAAATGAAGGTTTCCGGCTTTGCATTTGCAAATTGCTCTTTTGCTTTTTTGCTATGCCATTTCCTTCCCTCTTCTGATTTGTGCCATCCAACGGCAAACTTGCTTGCTTTGGCAATATTCTCTCTTCTCCATGCAAGCAGTTCATTGTCTCTACTTTGCTCTTCTGCGTGATGCCGTAAATGTGCGTGCATCTCAACAAGTTCAAGATTGGATATATCATTATTCCAAGTGTTTTCATCTTTATGGTGGACATGATACCCTTTAGGTATTTGCCCATTATAGAATTTCCACACTTCACGATGTAGTCGTTTTGTTCCACGGGAGAAATAACGTTCTCCGGCATATAATTTGTATTCTTTGCCATTAAAGACTTGCACGTATAGAGTACGTCCCCTTTCGTCAGTTCTTGTAATTGCTTCCATCCATTTATAGTTTTAAATTTATGCTCAGGCGTTGCCTTTATTTCAACTATAAAGTTACTAAAAACCAACCGAGTATGCAATATCTTTCTACATCCATTATCAAAGAATTTGTTAACCTTTCTAAAACCGTTTGATGTGAGTACATAATCACCCTTTCTAATCTTATCAATTCGCTTATTCCCTACGCTTGTCATTACAAGAGTCTCTCCTACGAAACAGTGGTTATCATGGTCTTCGGGTTCATTGATATACTTTCCATCCTTGTCCTTCGCCCACACATACTTTCGGAACTCGCTTTGCAAGTTATACGAATGCTTGGTTATGTATATCTCCATGTCCTGCATCTTATCGATGCCGGCATTGATAGAGCCTGCTCCTTTTTCCACCGCATATATCTTAATACCTCCGTTATGTATTTCTTGAATCAAACGAGGGTCTGCGCTATCGGCAATAACCTTCAATCCCCACGGTCGAAGCGTTTTGATAATGTCAGAAGAAAGAAGTCCGGTCCGGTAATCTACTTCGTCCAGATAAAGAGCGTTACCTACAATACCGCACCGAATGGAAGCGGACGGGTCGTGTGTGTAGCCAAAGTCTTGCCCGATAGCCACCTTCTTAGCCCAAGCCGGGAACTCATCAACAATTCCCCACTTCTTGAATACAGCACCTTCCGCAACGTCAGCCCACCGACCGATAACCACGTGAGCATATTTTTTGGGATTATTCGCCTTCATATCCTCAACCTCCTTCAGAAACTCTGGAGAAAGATTCTCCAAGTTATCAAGATAGGTAGTATGGATATGAAGTACATTCGGGTGCGTGGAGATTTGGACTTGCACCCCATCAATCTCTACGAGTTTATGGGTATTTTCGATGTACTTTTTGTAAATGAAGTGATTGGAATCACAAGGATTCATTATGATGATTATCCGGTTCTGAATCCCTTTCTTACGGATGGAGAGCATTATCTTGTCGAACTCTTCTTCATTCGTCCATTCCTCAGCTTCATCACAAACAAAGGTAGTAATACCCTGAATGGATTTCAGTTTTGCCGTCTGATTCCCCGAAGATGTTTTGATACCCCGAAACATGATACGACTCTTAGTCATTTTGTTGACTATATCCGTCTTGGTGGTCTTGAAATACTTGGTCGTTCCGTCAAGGTCTATCTTCTCCATCATTTCTGGTATGATAGACATACCGGCAGAAACCATCGTGTAGCGGGTGTAGAGAATCTGATGTACAATCTTCTCTACCGGGGTCATTTCAAAGGTCAGCCGTTCTATGAAGGTGGAAGCATTGAAAGATTTTCCGCTACCACGTCCACCGGTGATAAGAATTATAAATTTTTCCTTATCCTCGTATAATGGATGGTAAATTTCTTGAGGTACTATCATTTCAGCTTGTCTTTAATCCAAGAATCAATGTTGATGCCATGCTCTATGTCTGTTGGAATATCAGCGTCTTCATCTTGTTTGCGCTCAATCTTTCTCCAATCTTCATCATGGTGGTACAGCCAAACGGACATTGCTTGCAAATTAGGAGCCAGTTCACTCTCATTTACTTGCAATTCTTCCTCACCGGTCAAATTGCCTTCTGTGTCACGGAGCTTTCTTACTACGGTGCTTTTCGTTTTAATTCCACCAAGAGCCATAGCAAGGAACTTAGCCCTTACCGTTGCATTGATGGTCGCGCGCCCACGCGCTAAGACTTCGGATATTTCGGCGTACTCGCTTTTCTTTTCGCAGAAAGTTTGCGGCAGAATCCCTATGGCGTAGGCTATTTCCTTGTCAGTGAATCCCTTTTTGGCATACGATTCTACGAGAGAAAGAAAGTCCTCGCTTGTATAGTCAAACTTAGGCTTTCTTCCTCCTTTACCTTTTTTATTTTGAGATTCACTCTTTGACATAATATTATCCGTTTGCGTTAGCAAGTCTTACTGTTGCTCCTATTTTTTTCCTATTGATAAAGAGAGACAATGCTGCTTGTGAAATTTTCAAATTGCGTGAAAGATTCCGTTCTGCATTTTTAGCAGCTCTCATAATTCTATCTCGATTATTTTGCCCGTAAGTTCTTGTAAGTCGATTAGCGGTTCTTACAATATCCATATAGCTCCTTTGTCTTCTTCTGACTCAACTGTCCTCCTAAATTTTAAGATGTTAATCAATTCTTTCAATTTGTTCATCAAATACTTCTCCCTTTATGAACTTCATATCGGGGTCATATCCGAACCGTTCACAGAAAGCGGCTTTAGCTTCATAGGTGTCAAAGGACAACATCACATAGGCATCCATATCTTCGGCTGTCTTCTGTGCGTTCTCCTTTACTTGTTGCTTGACCTCCTTCATATGGGCAACCTTCTCGGCGCGTTCTAACTGCCTGGCAGCTTTATCAGCTTCTTTCTGCTCGGTTACTGGTGCCATCATATCAGACAGAGCGTCTGCGATAGAGCTTTCTTCTTCGGTCTGTAACAGGTAATCGACACCTATCATGTTCAAATCGGCATCCGTTAAACCGGCGTCTTTCCAATCAATATCGGGAACAATTCGGGCAAGAGCATCAAAATCCCAGGTACCTTGTGCGTTTGGGTTATTCATTAGAATATTTAGTTCCTTCTCCTGCTTTTCTTCCACGTCAATTACGTCGACTCGAATGCGGTAGTCGTTATCGGGAAACTTTTGCAATTCATCCATGACAGACAAACGCTGATGCCCGCTGACTACGGTCAACCCGGTTCGCTTGTTCACGACAATTCCACCGACTAATCCGAATTTCTTGATGCCACGCTTCAATGTCTTGCGTGATTCTTCGGACAACTTTCGAGGATTATAAGATGCCAAGTGAATGGCGGAGCGGTTAAGTTCTACCGATTCAGATTTTATATACTTTGATAGTTCCATATTAGCCATTGCTTAAACCAAGTCCTCTACTCCGTCCCTGACGTGCCGCTCTCGAATACTGCTGATAGACATTACCATTTCGAGCGTAATTCAAACGGCTTAAATTACGATACATGGTACCACCGATACTATTAATCCTCGCTTGCCTTGTAGGATTTTCCTCTGCCGCACGACTCAAACGATTAGTTTGTACTCCAATATCAGCAGCACTTTTCATTCTACCTCTTCTTCTGTTTCTAACTCAGCTGGTCTCCTATTAATTTTGTTTATTATGATACTTCCAAAGCACTCTTTCAGCCATAGGGAAAACTTTGTAAATTCTCTGTAAGTCCTGCGGGTAATTCTTCTCCATCCAAAGCATACAGTCAAGATTAAAACCGATACCCGAACTGGCTTTCAATGAATATCTAACTGGTTCGGGTAAGTTGTGCTGCTTCATGTAAGCAAGGATATCCTTTTGTGTCCAATCAGCCAAAGGATAAACTATACCGTTATTCTCGTAACCGTTTACCTCATACCCTTTCAGCATAAGCCTGCGGTTCATACCATCAGCCTTTTTCATGCCTAAGAACGTGTAATAAACTCTGTGAGTAAGCTGCATAGCCTTTACCACATCAGCCAGCTTCAACAGTTTCACTTTCGGATTAGGCACACAATACATACCACCACGGAGGATGTAAGTGAGATTCCAATGTGGTACTTGCACAAACTCTATCTTCGGATATTTGGCTTTAGTCCAGTTTATCCAGCGGTTTATGTGCTCCAAGTCTTTGACGAAGTACATGAACACACAAACAATCCGGTCAAACTTCGGATAGATTAAATCAAGTAGAACAAGCGAATCTTTTCCAAGTGATAAAAACAGCAAAGCCTCATTCGATTTTACCCGAATGAGGTCTATATACCGGTTCGCTTGCTCTACTTTATTCATAGCTAACCACCTGACAATCCAAATGAAATACGAAGATCACTGTAACGCTGTCTGCGTGATCCTAACTGTGTGGCACTTGCTGTACCCCTACGATTGGCGACTAATCTACCGCCTGCACCGGCACCGTTCATATTTCTGCGGGGGCCAGCTACTCTGTTTACTCTTCTTGCGACTCAGCAATAAAATTTAAATTAAACAATCAAAGATGTTTTTCTAATATCTTACCTAATGTATAATCCATTTGGGCTGCGAGATATTCTTCACCCTGATAGGGGTAAACAATATCATTACCGTCTTCATCGGTGAGAATGACCGCTTCTGCGTTCTTCACTTCAACGATAATATAAGGGCGTTTACCACTATAGGCACCCGTAAGAAGTTTAATCGCATCGTACTTAATCGGTTTCAACTCAACTTCACCCTCTTCAGGTAATTCTTCATCTACCTTGTACTCTTTGCCACCACATAAATAAGTGATATACTTCTTTGCGTTAGTCGGCCTAATTTCACGGTATTCGTGCGTTTTAGTACCAGATAAGATTTCATCGAAATATTTCTGTTTGATACTTAATGTAAGAATGTTCATAATCGTGTCTTTTTTAAATTAATATTCATTGTTGCGGGTGCAGGCTCCGCCCCTGCGATTTCCACCAAGTCAAAGTGGCGAGATGACTAGACTTCTCTAACCCGCGATAGTACCCCAAAGATACTACCACAACCAAAGATAACGAAATATCTTCAAATTCTATCTGTGACAATCAGTTTTAAGTCACAGAATCTTTTTCAACCAGATATCTCTTTTCTCTCTGCACACCTCTAAAGTTGATGCACAACAAGAAAACAATTCACCACTTTCAGCACGGTAGTCATACTGATACATTTTAACTCTCTTACCTCTCAACTTAGTGTTGTAAGTAGTGTAGTTCTCTTTACCGGACTGGCATACGCTGCAACCGTTTTTGTTTATTGAGTTCATAATTACTATAATTAATGTTTCACATTCAATCTTTCTTCACTCGTATAAGCCACTACAAGACCAGTTTCATCGTGCTGGATGGTGATGTACTTTTCATTCTTGTCAATGGTAGTAAAGTCGTACATGGTACATAGCTTGCCCAACACTTTGCCCAGTTGTTTCATCAGTGGAGCTTCGGGACTGATAACTAAAACTAAATCTGCTTTCATAATCGTGTGTATTATGGTAGCCCGAAGGCTACCGGATTAAACTTAGAACTTCTCAATTTTAAGATTGTCGTTAATGATGAACATACGTCCACATTCTAAAATCACGTGTGTATCTGTAATTCGCTTTATTACTCTTACTACATCATCGTGTGATATGCGTGGCGTACCGTCTGCATAGCGCCCATTAGCCAAATCACCTGACACTCTATATCTCAAGCCTATTTCTATTTCTTTTGTATTCATAATCGTATGTATTTAAGCATTAATACCAATTGCTTTTCTCATAAAGTCACTTGCTTGCTCTACTGACATATTCAGCTTCTTTCGAATCAGGATAAGCATACAGCTTACTTGCTCTTCTGTATCTAAGTTACCTTGTACAAACTCTGACATGATGAACTTTTCTATTGTTCTTTGCTTAATCACTGATGCTGCCATAATCGTATATTTTTTAATTGTTATTCAAACTTATGCTTCTCTATACCCCCTTGCATTCAACCAAGCTATTGCACCTTTGAGAGTTTTGAATCTTTTGCTACTTTCTACTGCCGTACAGGCTGAATAGTTCTTTTCATCATGAATAAACAATGCACCTTCATTCTCACCTTTTTTATAACTAATGATATTCATATCTTCTATTATTTAATTGTTATTACTTCGTTTTTGATGATGCAAAGATAAAGAGAACTTTATTAAAAGCAATACTTTTGATACAGTTCTCTTATCAATTAAGAATATTTAATAAATCAAACTTTATCAAAATTAGGTTATATGACAAAGTTTGCATTACTTTGCGGAACAATCAGAATAAAGTATAGTTTATGGATTTACGAATAAAAAAAATAATGAATGAGCGTAACGTTACTTCTGCATGGCTTGCTGAACAAGTGGGCATCTCAAAGGTAGCTATCAGCAACATTGTAACCGGAAAATCTTCGCCTTCTTTGGATAATCTTCTAAAGATTGCCGGTGTTCTAAATGTATCTATCACTAAATTGATAGGAGAAGAAAAAGAGGAAAACACCATTACCTGCCCCCACTGTGGAGGTAAAATTCATTTTGACGGAGAGCCACGTATGCCCGACCACGAAAACATACGAGAAAAAGAGTACTATAAATAAAAGGAAGGATAAAGTCATGGAAGATTATGTACAAGACACACTAGCCGCATCTCCTTATCCATTTTGGATAACAATACTACTTTTGGTTGGAATTTCCGCATTTATTAATTATATAATTATTTACTCAAAGGAAAAAGCAAGAAGGAAAGTAGAAGAAGAAACTGTCGCCAAAATTACTAAAGAAATCGAATCTGTAAAGGAAAGCTATAATAAAGCATTAGAAAAACATAAAGTTGAACTTCAGAAAGATTTTGAATCATACAAATATAGAGTTAAGTTATGCAATTCTATTGATGAACAGCTAATTGAACTTATTTATAATGCACTAAATAACTACCACAAAGAAGGGATTGGTTATCCTGAAAGTGATGATCGTGATTTAATTTCATCAGCCTATAAGATAAGTAACTTTTTATCTTCATACTACCCAAGATACAGCCACATTAATCAATTTGAGGAATTAAGAGACATCGCTACTAAAATAAAAACTCAAACAGAATTAGATTGCGCCCCAGTAATTCTTTCCCAATATAAGACCGATTTCATTCATAAATTAAACTTATCAATATCAATTTTCCTACCGAAATTCACATAAAATAAGCCGGAGCACTAAACTCCGGCTTTCAATTGATTAGCCCTTTGAATCTTAACCGATTAATAATCTCGGTATAAAGATAGTCTATATCTGCACGATAATCCTTATAATTGTTATAGTAAAACATGACATCAACGCAAAGATTAGAAATTCCTGTCGGAGCTTTAAAGCCCAATATACCGGCAAGTATATCACGAATCCCCTTTGCAATCTTACCACCAGCCAATGTACTGGGAGAATAAAGAAACAGAATAATGAAAATGAATTTCTGGCGGAAGCTGGCACCGGCCCTTCTTTCGGGTAATCCGCAATTCCCCACAACCTCACAGTACCATTTGTATATTACAGGAATAATATTAAGATCCGATAAAATAGGTTTGATCAGTTCTTGCTCTCTCTCCGAGAGTCTTGATTTCTGCTCTCTGATAGATTTAAGCTCCGATATTGCTGAAAATTCTCTCACCATAACACGATTATTTTAAAAGTAAATAGTATATTTGCATCATAATCGTGTAAGAGAGGAAGAATCTTGATTGGTCGTGCGGTCTGGTTCTTCCTCTTCTATTTTAAAGACTTATCTCTTTCCTGAATAATCTTGTTTCTTTCATCAATATTCCTCCCCCAGATTGCAGCCGAGTAAAGTGCTCTAGAATACAAAAAAAGTTCCTTACTTGACGAAAGGAACTCAACTTTCAAAGCAGACTTTATTGAGTCTGTCAATAAATCATTGTCTATCATAATTATTGAGTTAATTTTTATTTTCTGAAAAACATATCTCCACTAATCGCTCGTGCGGCATCATCTCCTGTAAAACGGATGTACCGGAAAAAGTTTTGCTCTGACCGGTGTCCGGTGAGTTTCATGATCTCCAATGTTTTCATGCGGCCGGTCAGATACATATTCGTGGCGGCCGATCTCCTGCCAGAAGTGATTTATATAGTCCTTTCTCGCTTGGCGGGACTGGACCGGTTGTGATAATTGTAATGCTTTGATCGCATCATTTAAAAGGTTATTAACTATTTAATTCTTTATCGGGCTATTTTTTTATTGAAATCAAGCCCAATATTTTCCGAAACGATTGCATTTAATTATTTCATCTAATTTCAACTGTTTCCTACGGAACTTATTTATTGCCCGTTTCTCAAACTTTCTTTTTTTAGAACTGCAATGCTTCTTATCCATTCGACATTGGTAACAATGACATATTCCAATCCCAGTATGTGATTCTTTCATATATTTCTTATTAAGAATTTAACTTTTCATATATAAATCCGAAACACCATTTCATCATTCTGCGTTGCAGCCAATTCATGGGCTGAAAAACGGGGATAATTGATTTGGTGTATTCATGTACTAATTGAGCGACAGCCTTTGGTTGCTCAAAGAAAAAGGATGTCTGTTTTTCGTTCATATTTCCATTGTTATACGTTATTTTTCTCCTTGTCAAATTCTGCTAAAAACATCTGTAATCCTACTCCCATTGAGCACACACCATCGAACAATTTATACATCAGTTCCGGCTCTTCTTCCCAAATTTGATAGACTATTACTTTTTTCCCTGCACCTTTCATCCATCCTGCCTCCGAATGTGCAGAGCGTCCACAAGGCAATACAAGAACACAAACATCTGCCCATTGCATAGCATCAAAATCCGATTTGAAACCAGCTTGTGCAATGGGGTGTTCAAGTGCTGCCCTATATTGATCTGTACTCCAATTCTCCCAATCTTCATCAATCTGCGACCACTGGAATCCCGTTTTCCCGGCAGGATGTCTAAAGTCATAAACCTCATGTCCTTGTTCACGAAGAAAACTAACCACTTGGGGTTGATGTTGATTTCTCCAACTACTTGCTACATAAATCTTTGCCATATTCTTGTTCCTTTCTATTTCGTTTTGAGGGTTATCGTTGATTCAATATTAATTCCAATTCATCGGGGAGTACATAATCGTAGCCTTTAGGATTTTGTTTATGTGTCACATAAACGTCCCCACGCTGCAAATAGTGAATCCCTCGCCAATTATTTCTTTCTTCTATTACAGCAATGATATATCTTTCTAAATAATCGTCATTGACTTTGTAAGTAAACCCACATACAACACCCTTATATTTTGTAGTTTCAATCTCCATTCCTCCATACTTTTGATACAGAGACTCCATTTTATCATAACTGCTATTATTGCTCATATCTATTTTGTTATGGGTTAATCCTTTCAAGCCAATCACTAACGCATTTTTCCACTTCTGCATAGCTGGTAAACGTTCTTTTTTCAACAGTTACACAGTACCGCATTAATTCACCGCGAATAATTCCTGCATCATCCTTCCAAACATTTATAGCTCCATTATCTCCGGCAGAAGTACACGCATATCCCAGTTCGATAGTTGATTCAATGTCACTTGTATTATTGATACTATACGCATCAACCTTACGTCTTTTTACTCCCGGAAGCCCATCTAACTGACAGATAGGCTTCTCTTTCTTTATGATTATATTTTTGTTCATTACTGATCAGTTATTAGTTATCTTCCACTGTAACAGATTCTATCTTTTCGTGATTGGGGTTGCTGCCTTTCAACAAGTCATTTTTTACTCTGTCGGCAATCCGATCATTACTAACGGTATTTTTATCTTCGTAATCGTAGGATATGATTACGGTTATTTTTTTACTCTTCATAAATATTCCTTTCTATTTGGTTATTAGTTATTTTAAATAGGATAGTAATTCAAGAATGCATTCAGGAACTTTGGAAAGACTCACTTCTTTATACTTTTCACTAAAGATAAAACCGTTATTGGTATGAATTTCCACCGAATCAATACGTGCACCTGATGGACTTCCTTTTCCAAAATCATAAGCAGGATTATATTCAACAGCAATGCAATGTTTAGAATCCTTAGTAAAAACGTATAGTCTATTCCCTAAATATTCAGGATTGACATGTACACGAATATCATTCTTCTTTTTACTCATATTTATTTAGATTTGAATTATTCTTCGTCATCGAAATCTTCATGATGCAAATTATATCCGGCTAAAATAGCCTTTTTCAACTCTTCCCGAAGATCGCAGTTTTCAGATCCTAACGAAAGCATCCGGTCAGCTATTTCGTATGCACGTTCTTCCAAAGTTTTTTCACCGACTTTAGAGTATTGGATGGCCATGCGTGTATTGTATTTCTCGCCTTCGAAAGCCATAATTTGACTTAAAACTACTTCGGCAGCGTTCATCCGAATAGCATCTTCTGATAGTTTTATAAGAACAAACTGCATTAATCTAACCAGGCTTTTACCCCCTTCGTCCGATACATTTTTTAAAAACTTGCAGATTACTTTATCTTCTTCTTTTGTTAATTTCATATTAGTTCCTTTCTTATTTGTCTTGATGGTTATTTATTCTCAAAAACATGTGCAAATACACACTTTTCATCAGACAGTTCCAAGCCGAGTTGCGACGGGTACCGTTTGATATAATTATAGAACTCAAACATCTTCTTGTCATCGTCACCGCAGCGACCTACCAATAGCCGGATGAAGGCAAGAAGACAATCCGAGTCATTTCCAAAATTTTCCTGTGTGGATAATTGCGTTTTGTCAACATCCTGTTTTAGCCTTCGGATGGCGGAAATCGCAGTGTTGAAGTTGCGTTTTGCATCATGGCGCAATTCATAGCCTTGTTTTCCCATTTCACTTCTCAAATCGTAGAGAAGCGTTTCTACGACATCGGTCAACACATAGATTAAGTTGAGTGCCGTATTAAGATTTGTTGTTCCTACTAACATGATTTTATTTATTTCTTAAGCTTATAAAGCCTCGTTTAACCAACTCCATCAGATCCAGCATATCCTCTTCGCTTATTTCTGCCTGAGTCTCACCATTTACAGACATATAATGAGGAATGCCAAATCGATCACGGATTCTCTTACGGATAACAGGAGTAGACTTGTTCTCCCAGTAAATTGTAACTACCATATCTAAAATGGATTATCATCTTCTACACCAGATTGTTTGCCTCCTAATAATGGGACATAATCAAGATTATAAAAGCAAGTCGTAGCGGCATTGAACCCACATATGAACCGTAGAAGTCCAATATTTCGTCCTTTAGCAATATCTATCATAGCCGTCCCTTTGGTATCTACATTAGAAAAATCGTTCGGATAGGATTTTTTATTAACCTCCGGCCGATATATCAGAATGACAATATCGGCAGCTTCCGCTATTTGTCCGCTGTCACGAAGTCGCCCCAATGTAGGAACCGGATTCATTGTATCCCTATTCAACTGAGAAAGGGCTATAATCCAAATGTCAAGTTCTTTAGCTAAGTTCTTTAATCGCCTAGCCACATCCCCCATCTGTTGTTCTTTATTAGCTCCTTTCATATTCACATTCAAGATCTGAAGATAATCGATAATAGCACCGTCTATTCCAAACTTCAATTTCATATATCGGATAGATGAAATGATAGTATCAATATTAGAAGTGCTTCTATCATCAAAGTATATTCCCTTTCCCGATATTTTACCTACTCCAACATCTATCGCTTGTATCTGTGAATCAGTCAAACGTGAATACATGATTTGATTAGCCGGAACCCCACTTTCCATAGAGAGAATACGAGCCGTTATTTGCTCCTTTTTCATCTCCATTGAATACATAGCTATCTTAGCGCCCAAAGACGCTGCATTTCGCATAATAGACACCGCAAAAGATGTTTTACCTTGGCTCGTCTCCCCTGCAATAATTATCAAGTCTGATTTTTGCAATCCGCCTGACTTTGAATCAATTTTTTCAAATCCAGTAGGAATACCCGTTAATTGTCTATTCCCTAAAAGATTATCATTTATCATGCCATATACACTTTCAAGTCCATCGTTAATGGTTGAAATAGTAGTGCTACTTGATTTGAAAAGCGATGCAAGTTCATTACTCACCGAATTAGAGACATCGAGAATATCCTCTGCTTCTGAATAAGAGTTTGATACAAGATACTGTCCTATATCCCAAAATTTACGTCTTATCGCCAGATCGTGCAGCCGTGCTGCATACTGGTATAAATCAAAAGTACAGTTAGAAGCAATTCGCATATACTCCATAAGGTCAAACTTCACCCCATTAGCAATAAGTTTATTCTTGACCGCTACCACATCAGGCCGACTGCCAGACGATGCCACTTGAAGGATAGCTTCGTATATCTGAAGATGGAATGGATTATAGAAAGAATCCTTGGATAATAACTCCCTCACTTCTTCAAGCGCATTGCGTTCAGTGATAATAGTACCTAAGACAATCTTCTCAGAATCTTCATCTCGTAGTTGCACATTAATTTCCATATTCTTTTTTTGCCCAGTTTAATACAGTCCTGTAAAGGTTAGTATATCGTTTACGTAGATCCTTTCGATTCTCTATCTGCTCGATGATGTCAGCAATCTGTTTACCCGTATATTTCTCTTTGAGTTTTAGAAACTCCGCTTCCGTGATTTGGGAAGAGAAGTTTTTAGCATTGCTGCAATAAGGAGCGTTCCGTTTTAGCCAGTCATTGAATTTTAGAAAATCAGGATTTGAAGAAGCGGATGAAGAAGCTTTGGCTTCTTTCTTATCTCCGTTAGGAGATTCTTTCTTATCTTCCTTTTCCTCTTCCTTTTCCTCCGTAGTGTTCACGTCGTTATCACGTAGTGTTGACGTAGTGTTCACATCGTTATCATTTAAAGCCTTACTAATCAATTCTTTTACTATACCCTTACCGATATAAGACTTATCGTATCTCTTATCAAGGACTTGATGACTACGGAATGTGCGGATAAAGTAGTAGCTTTCTTCTGCGTGAATAATAGGTACTAACATCCGGGCATCCACTAAGGCATCTATCCACTTTTTTATTTCAGATACTCGTAAATTTTCATCGTAAGGGAATATTTGAGACTTGAGTAATGCAGCATTACCTTTGATAACTCCGAAATCATCAGCAAAATTCCAACAACCAATAAAGAAAAGACGGCATGGAATTGGTAGTTTACCTATCTTTTCATCTTCCCAAAATTCAGGTTTGATTGTTCTTATTCGTGCCATACAAACATTTTATTAGGTAATACAGATTATATTCTCCACTTTGGGGACACTTTGGAATATGCTCAATGTCCTTAATTACTTCTTTTATACTTTTCATATTAGAATCTCACATTAGTTAGTTGTCTACCTTTGGAGTAAACGGCCCATTTGCCATTGCTTCCATCAACAAGCCTTAAATCAGATACTTCACCGAAGCGTTTGATGTTTCCACATAAATCTACAATCCATCCAACCTCTTTCTGAGGATGTGGACGAATAGCCCGACCAACTATCTGATACCACATAGCAAGTGACATCGTAGGACGGGCCATAACAACCGTATCAAGCTCGGGATAATCAAAACCAGTAGTCAGAACTCCGACATTGGCAACGACCGGGATTTCACCAGATTTGAACGCAGCAAGGATTCTTTCACGAGTAGATTTGGGAGTATCACCCGAAACAATAGCGCATCCGGGAATGGACCACGTAAGCTGTTCGGCTTCTTTCAAGAACTTGGTAAATACTAAAATGCCTTTTCTCTTACCACCTGCTTTGGGATTCATCAGCCTTTGGACGATATGGACGAGATAACTGTAAAAGTCGATTCGTTCATATTCCTTTTGGATTGATTTATCCGTATAGTCGGCACCAGTAGTGTTCACCCGTAAGTTGAGTTCATTCCATCCCGAAGGATTCATCGGATAGTAATTCAACTTTGCCAAATATCCCATATCTAAGAGAGTTGATACCTGTACATGGTAAATGACCTCTGAAAAGACATGAGGCTTTGTCCGGGTGATGAATTTCAGCATGGAGCCGAAGTCACGTGAGGAAGACAATCTATAAGGAGTTGCCGTCAAGCCAAGAACCTTGCACTTCACTGCATCAAAAAAATCCTTGTACATTCCCTCTTTGGGGTTAACAAGATGGCATTCGTCCACGATGACGTTCTTGAAATGGGTAAATAGTCCGGGATGATTCTTCACGCTGCCGATTGTTGCGAATGTTATCCGGCTTATCTCTTTTGAGTTGAAGGAAGCTGAATAGATGCTGCAATCAAGAATGCCGTATGAACATAGCTTTTTGAAATTTTGCTCGAGTATTTCCTTGCTTGGCTGAAACACCAAAGTGTGCCCGTCAAGCCTTGCAGCGATGTCGGCTATGATGAGCGACTTTCCGCTACCTGTGGGTAATACCATGATGGCATTTGTTTTCTTCGCCTTGTTGTTGAAGAAAGAAACAGCAGCATCAGAGGCTTTCTGTTGGTAATCACGTAGTTGGTAAGTCATTCTGCTTCTCCTTTCAATAGTTCGGGATTGTCATGGATATTACCTTTAACTACAAACATTTTGCGTGTCTGTTGAAGAGTGTTTTCTACAAAGCTATCCCATCCGACCCAGCATCCTTCTTGGGTACACCATTTAACCTCAAATGAAAGTCCTATGCGGTGTTTTCCACTCGTTGTAATATAGTCTAGTTGTACAATATCACCTTCATAAATCTCTTTGCCGTTCCTATCAATCAGTCCTGTAAACTGCCCGACTGTGTTGTTGGCAACTTCACAATCATTTACAACAAATCCGAAGTTATCTGTTGTAAAACTTGCTATATTCTCAAAGATTACAAGTTTGTTAATGTTTAACGAGCAAAAGTTAGAAGAATAATTGGCAATATTTCCATATATCCATTTGCCGTCCTTGATGCGTTTACCTCTAAATTTAATTGTTCTCATAATCCTTTCTCCTTTCGTAATTTCTTATTAAGGACCTTGTAATACTTGATTAGCTGTTCGTACTCAAAATCAGTCATTTTGGAAGTGCTGGCAACTTTGACTTTCAGCAAATCAAACTTCTGTTGACCGATTTTAGCAATTAGATTCACCCGATAGCCTTCCAAATGGTCGGCTTTGAACCTGTTGCAGTGACGGCACTCAGCATGGCAGTTATTTTCATCGAAACGTGTTGCCAGGTGTGTACGACTGAAATAGTGCCCGCAGTCTGCTTGTGTAAAAGGCTTTATCTGTCCGCACGAGATACATCTAAAATACCCGTTTGGCATTGCATCACGAAGCCGGATAAAAAGGGAAAACTCCTTGTCGAGCTTAGCTTTCAAATCCGGCTTTTTCTTTACTGTTACCCCTGCTTTATCAAACAGAGGTAAAGGCTTGTCTTTTTTCTTAGCCTTGGTTCGTTTAATGTAATACGGCATTGTTTATAATTTTAGTTTGTGGTGGTAGCAGGATTCGAACCTGCATGATAGGTGTTTTGATTTAAAATCCATATCCTCCCATTTACGAACCTATCTCGAAAGTCTACATAGCGTCTACACCCTTCCGCCATACCACCATGTTTGCCTGCTCTATCTTCACAGACCGAGCAGTCAGGTTAACAAAGTTATTTCTGTAACTTAATCAAATCGGGAATAGCTCCGTAAATTGGCGTTTTCCCATCCCATTTGTCGATAAACTGTTTATATAGGATTTCTTTAGTCAAACCCCTTGAAGTAATTAAAGCCTGTTCTGTTTTTAATTGCTCCAATTCGTTGCGTTTCTTCTGCTCTGCAATCTGCTGGTCTAATACAGATATATTGGTATTCACCTCATTACGACTATCAATCTTCTCACGCACAGCCTTTGAAAATTCAAGCTGTGCAGAAAAAGTCAGCAATTGAAGCCCTCTTTTCTCAAATTCTTTATCCACAATCTGCTCCAACCGCTTTTCAAAAAGAAGAGAACCACCGTCAGCCATTAAACTGTCTGTCTTGTGCTTACGGCTTTCTTCTTTGATTAAATCATAAATACGAGGTTCAAGTATATTATCTTCAAGGCTTTGCATAAACCCGTCTTTTCCTGATTCTGTATCAGCTTTATCTATATGTTTGTTATCGAATACAACATCTATAGCTCTATTCTTGATAACTTTATAAGAATAAGTAGGACGTGCGTTAAATTCAGTGTTATCAGCAGCCTTCAATGTGACAGGTTCAGCAAATTCCCCTCTTTGGTCAAACAATGGAACTTGAAACAATTCAGTGCCCCATTCCCAAGTGGAAACTTTACCGGACACTACCTTAAAATCCTCTTTTCCTTGCTTCCCATAGTTCTCCATTAGAACACCGGCATAATTAGGGGCTACTCTTTCGCATGAAGCAAATACCACTAAGGTCATACAGACCAGCATTAGATTAATCAATCTTTTCATTCTTCAAATTTTTAATTAGTTTATAAACGAAATAAATCACTGTGGCTGATATTATTACCACGCCCAGCCAAGCGTTGAGGTGATTGAATATTCTGTTTCCGATAGATATTCCGACTACCAGAAACAGAATTAAATAAATGTGCTTTCTCATTGTTACACCTCAACGATTACAATGTCTGGTGCAATCTGTCTGATAGCATCCAGTTGCTCATCAATCACCTTGTTCTTGTATTCTTCAATGGCTTCATTTGCACCAGCGGACACAAGAGAAAGAGATACATCACGACCGTCCACATCAGCGTAAATCTCAACTTCTATCTCTTCGTTGGCAAAACCTTTGAAAAGAGGAATGTTTAGTTTGAAAGATTTTGGAAGGTTGGAATCAACCACCTGTGAGTAATTATCCACTTTGCTTCCGTTTTCTTCTTTACTACGCTCAATGTCTTGGTTTACCTTTGCTTTGAAGCTCTTCAAAGTAGAAACAAGCATCATGTTCTGCGACTTGTCAGTAAAGAAAGCTCGGTGCATCTTCAAAAACTGTGACAATTTGATAGGTTCCCAATTCTTATCTGTATTGATGCCGAACTCCAGCATTTCTTTTGAAGGCTGCAAAATGCCGTTGATTTCTGTCTGATAGTAGCTGGTTTCATCAATCGTCAGAGCCAGCCCCATCTTATCACGGTTTACGATAATGTTCGTCTCTTTCTGATTAATCAGTTCGACACGTTTCTCTAACCATCTGAAAGGTGCGTCTATTGTTCCATTGATAACCACTCTTTCCGGTTCTTTCGGGTCAAGTGCTACGGGTGCTTCACCTTCTCTTAACACTACTTCGATAGGTTTGCCGTTATAATCTTTCGGCACAAGCAAGTTGATTTTGTTTTCGCTCATGATTCTGTTCCTGTTTTACGATTAATATTAAAAATAGTTCTTTGCATTTCCTGCGGCATGATAGGACGGGAATAAACCAGCTCACCAAGTTTGTTGTAATACCCGGCCATTTTTTCTTCATGATAGAGAATCTTCACACACTCTTCATTTTCAACATATTCAGAGCCTTTCTTTATGTTTTCAAGAAGTTCCTGTTTTTTTTCATTTAAAGGCTTTAATTCAGCCTTAAATGCTTCCATAGCTTCTTTTTTCTCTATCTCAATATCATTGATTTTGATTGAGGTTTCAGCAAGAGATTCTTTCTTTTGTGCTAATTCATCCGGTGTAAACCGATGTGTATAGCCAATCTCTTCCACTGCATCGGCATTGTCCTGTAGGAACTGCCATCTTTCCTTTTCGGGGATTTCTTGACCTAAAAATTTATCCATTATTTTTCATTTTAGAAATTAGTTCTTCTTTCATCCTCAGCATATTAGCCATTCCTTTCATTCGGGATTGAGCAGCAAGATACATCTGTTTGTATTTGCCAGCATCCTTCAAAGCACGCTCATACTTCGCTGTCTTTTCATCAGAAAATCTACCGGCACTATCACGGTTGTATATCTTGATTGGCTTTATCTCATTTCCGAATAAATCTTCCATAGCTAAATAAACTCTTTGTTACGTTCAATTTCTTGCTGAGCGTATATCAGCATTTGATGTTCGTTTGCGGCAGGAAGATAGATACCTGCTTGTGCCGCACTCCAATTACGAAAGCGGTCAATAGATAAGGTCATTTCGCCTGTTGTCAGTTCGGCAGAACTGCGCAAATAGGTTACTTCATTGCCTTTCTTGTTGACCATCTTACGTTCAAATAAATCACGGTTGCAAGTCCGCTTGTAGAAATCAATTTTAGCTTCGTCCAGACTGCAACCGTACTCACTGCCGAAATACCCTAAAAGAAGATGCAAGTAGCTGTTTTGGGCAAGCGTGCGGTTAGGGAGTTTCTTTTTCACTTCCACCACCGCACGTTCACTAAACAGCTTATTTACATACTCCTTGAATTTGGGTATCTGATATTCATTCTTCAAATCGAACAACATATACTAAAAAGGCAAATCGTCCTTTGCATTACCATTCACATCAACCGGAGGTGAAAAGTTCTGCGGCTGTTGTTGATAGGCTGGCTGCGATACGGGTTGTTGAATTAACTGCTGTGCTGATGCAGTTTGTGGGGATTGCGATACACCGCCACGCGCTTCTATTTTATAGCATCGAATAGACGCCATACGTTTAAATTCTCCGTCCAAGTTCGTCCACGAACGCCCTTGCAAGACAAATGATATAGTAACAACATCACCCTGATTAAAACGGTCAAGTTCTGCACACTTGTCGCCCGAGAACTCCAAAGGAATAATGTTTTCATACTCGCTACGCTCACCCGTATAAGGGTCGTAAGTAGTAGCATCTAAAATAAATTCCCGTTTGGTAAACGGAGAACCACCGTTCTTGGACGGAATTTGGACGATCTGACCGATTTCGGTTATCCGTCCGGTTATTTGATTTGCCATAATCTAATATTACTGGTTATTTTTATTACATATTGCAATCTCCACACATATCCACAAGGGAATCAAATTCTTCTCGTGAGTATTCAAATCCATTGATTACGATTACCTCGTTACCATTTTGGCCCCAATAAACTCCATCATTCATTTCCAAAGATTTTAGTGTCAGTTATCAATTTTCTGTTTTCTTCCAAGAACCGGATAAATTCCTCACAATGATTAGTGAGAATAGGTATATCACGTTCCGGGTTGAAAACGTATGTCTCAGTATAGGTGTCCACCATATAACCGCCTTTGTTGAACTCTACGATATTGTATTCAAACGTCCGCACATCCGAACCGTTCTGCATAAGAGCGTATGGATAAACCAGATGTTGGTGATGGTCTTTGAACTTTCCTACGGTATAGCTGCCGGTTGTTTTCAAATCATTCACCGTTGTAGGCATAAGGTAGTCTATCAATCCATAAACAAGAACATTACCGTATGCAGTTGGCAGGATAGCTTCTACTCGCTGTTGGGTTAAACCTCCCTTGTAATAGTCTGTTAATTCCCGACAAAGAGAAATAGGGAAAGTAAACTCTCTTTCGTGATAGGTAGCTTTCAGTGCAATAACTTCCTTCGTTTCTTCTTCATCATAATAAAGAGGTTTTCCCATTTCATCACATGCACCAAATCGTTCTACTTTATAGACACGTTCAATTTGCATGATTTCAGATTTTCTTTTCTCTATCATGCAATCAATGATTTCATTCAGTGCCGTTCCCTTGTCTGCCGCTTCGCTATCGAATGGCTTGCGATTAATCCGGTCTATCAGTTCTTGAAACTGTTGTTCGTGAAATTCTTCGGGAGTATGGGGTGGGTTTTCTGACCACCCCCAATATTTATCCCAAATCACATCACTATTCAGATACCCCCAAAAGGCGTCTAAAAGTGTTGCATATATGCGGTAATTAGGCTGCTGCATCTGAATAAGTTTTAGTTTCTTTATCAAAGACCAGCCCCAAAGCCTTCACCTTTGAAGCAAACAAGCTTCTCGCCATCATTAAAGAACTACCAACGTGTTCAAATTCATTGATGTGAGAAGCAAATTCATTAGCAGAATTGGCATCGGTGATAAATTCAATACTCTCTTTGATTTCTTCTATCACCTTATCGTATTTCTCTTGTGCTTCTTTCTTGGCGGCAAGCATACCCAAATACGAATTGATTATTCTGGTAGTGATAAAGTCATTTTTGGCAGTCGGATTGCCATTCTTGTCAAGGATGGTAGGAACCTCCATCACTGAAGGAAGATTGCAAGTGTTCTTACCGTCATTTCTTGAAGTAGGATCAAAAGTTATAGTGCGTCTCTGTATGCCTCTCTCGCTCTTCATTTCGAGATAACCGAGCAAATCCAGTTCAGTAACGATGGAGTTGTAGGACTTCTCACGCAAAGCAGGAATAAATACTGTATCATCACCTTCTTTTCTCGTATCACGGTGAGCGACAAAAATAATATGCTTATTCAGACTTGAGAGTGTTCTTGCCATCCATGAAAACTCAGCATTAATACCACTCCAATCCCTGATAGACGGTTGCCGGCTGCCACATTTATAAGTAATAATGAAATCCATCATCTTACCAATGGTATCTACTACCATTGTCTGATAAGCCGATAAATCTTCTTGCAAAACCTGTTGAACATCATTCCATGAAGTGACCTGTACGGTATCTATGTTTTCCAGATGCGCCATATTCATACGTTTAACACCATTATCAAAGTCTAATAACAAAGGCTTCGGAGCACTCAATGCTACTGTACTCTTTCCCATACCTGCTTGACCGTAAATCATCATCTTTACGGTGGTGGGGATTACTAATTCATTCGATTTCTTAATTAAGGACATAATCATAAAATTTAAAGGGTTATTTACTAATTTCTTTCATTTCAGCTTTCGCCAGTGGAGACAACGTTTTCATATAATTACACTTGAAAGCTGCCGCATCCAGTTCAACTACATTGTATCGAACACCTGAGCGCACCTTTCCATCGGCATCCTTGTACCTCTTTACAATGCCTTCTTTGACCCATTTTGCAACATTCCCCTTTCCATAAGAAATGTGAGCTTGATTTTGGGTTATAAATTTGGGCTCTTTGAACGAATCAATGCGTTCTTCCTTTCTACCTAATCCCTTAGCGTAGTCCACCAGTTTAAATAAAACTTCCTCCGGCATCTGTATTATCATAAGACCTCCTTATTCTTTCTGTTCGTTCCACTCTCGTTCTTCTTCCTTTTCTCATATCGCCTTGTTCGTGATAAAGCGAAAAAGAAAACACACATAATAGACAGCAGGCAACCACCGTACGGCTAATGGGTGAAAAGTTCATCGTTAAACTTATACCCGATATTCTCTCAAACACAAGCGTCGCAAGCTCTCTCCCGTTCCTTAATTGAAGAACCTCAAATGCTTTTTGTAGTTGGTTGTTTATCGTGCTAACCGCCCGGCATTTGAGATCAGCAATTTCTTTCTTTTCATACCCTTGTGCGTACATCCGTGCTGTAATCTCGCATTCGGGTGTTAGTTCAGTTAATACTCTTTCCATAATCGTGTAAATTAGACCACTACTTAGTCATGTTATTGACGATATACATAGAATTGGTGTACTTATTCTTCGAAATGGTATATACATTCTTACCACCCGGAGCTACAACACCTTTTTCTCTCAATTCCTTGTTTATCTCATGGGCCTCTTGCCTGTAGCCAGTTACCTCAACTTCTGATAGCGGGATAATCTTCTGTTTTCCCGGCTTTACTTTTAAAATCGTTTCTCTGATTGTTGCCATAAAACTTATTGTTTAATTAATGATTTGTGGATGGTAGAGGAGTCGAACCTCTCTCAATCATGCCAATTGGTTGCGCAACACGAAGCTCTAACCGATAAGCTAACCATCCGGAATAAGAAAGGTGTACTATTCTCACGAACGGCACACCCAGTACAAACACAAAATAAAACACGACAAACAAAACATCTAAACGTCTGCCTGTACGGTATTTCCTTGCTATCGGCCGGATAGTAGGTCGCTAAGCATACAGAGTTCAAGCTCAAAGACTACCAGCCCTCAGACGTTTAATTTGTTCTTAATTCCCTGAATGCAAGTATCACAAACGAAACGCATCCAATAAAAATGATACTCATTATTGTAATAGAGAATGTTTTCATAGGACTGTAAGCAGTAATAGCCCCATATAGCATACCGATAGCACATATTGTCACCAGTATAGCTAAGATAAATTGAATTAGTTTCATAATTATGTGTATTAGTTAGTGCCTGTACCCCCATTGAAGAAAAGCTGTTATGCTTGGTAGAACTCATATTTCAAGTTCAGTACAGGCTATATGGTCGAAAACAGTACGGACGCCCAACCCGTTTTCTTACTGCTCTGGGACGATTCTTTGCGGTGTTTTCTATTAATTGTTATACATTGTACAGCTCGCAAGCTCCAACTTGCTTATGTACGTTCGTTATCTTTAGTCAACCTTGTACAGCTTATAGTATTACACCGTAAAGGTTTTCACAATCTTGTCAAAGAGCTTAATCAATAGCGCCCTACCCGATTCTCGCTATCGGTTGCCGTTCAATCCGTCAGTAGGGCTGTCGTGCGTTGCATAACCGTGTATTATGCGTATCGGCTCAAAGCTTGAACCTCACAAAGAGCATCGTAATCCATACCGCTATCTTCGCCTGAGTCAGAACCTAAAAGAATAGTTTCATAAGTCTCAATCTCTTCTTTTATCACCTCAATAATATCAGCCTTACAATCTACGTTGTAAACTCTACAAGCAGTTTCTTCGTCCATGCCCTCAACTGCTACCAAGTCCCTGCGAAGAGCATTTAAACCTTGTTCTAATTCATAAGTAGTCATAATCGTAAGTATTAAGCAATTGATAATAAATTAGCTTTTTTATAGCACCTGAACTCGCCACGCTCTGTATCATAATAAGTCTGGACGGTATCATTCTTCGCTCTCTTGTCATTGCCTGTTATGGCGGGCATCAACTTTTCATTGAGTGTACCATACGCCTCTCTTACAGAACCGTCTACTTTTTTGAAATAAAACTTGACGATCTTCTTTTTCATCTCAGCTTTCAATTTCATGTTTACCCAAGCAGACTTTAGAGCTTCAGACATTGAAAAGCCATTCTTTCTTACGAACTGCCAAGCCAATGACATTACTTCGTGTAAAAATTCTCTTGTTTTCATAATCGTGCGTTTTTAATATGTTTATACTATTGCTTATAAGAAGCAAAATTCGTTTCTTTGCAAAAGTGATTAGGTTATCACTGTTTGATGATGCAAATATACTACAATATTGCAGTATTACAATAAATACAATGCAATATTGCATGTTTTTAATTTTTATTAATACTTTAATATTGCAGTACATGACTACAGAAGAGTTATTCAGCAAAGCAGAAGAAGTTATTAAGTTACTTAGAGAAAGCAAGTTATCCAACTATGTGATATCAAAGCAGACCCATATATCACAAAGTACATTGGGTAATTACAAAAATGGGAAAACCAAACCAACACCTGCAAATACTGAAATACTACTGCAATTTTTCAGTAGTGAGAATGCATTAGCAATTGAGAATGAAGCGATACCATTAAACCAAAATTATATAATAAATGTACCTCTCGTGAACCAATACGCACAAGCCGGATATATATGCGGCTTCCAAGATGCTGCATACATAGCTACACTACCTACTATACCATTCATTATTGACCATGAAGCAAAAGGAAACTATGTAGCCTTTGAGGTCAGAGGAGACAGTATGAATGATGGAACAGAAGAAAGCTATCTTGAAGGAGATAGGCTTCTTTGTAGAGAAATAGCTCCCTATCTATGGGCAGAGTCTAAATTGCATATTCGGAAATGGGATTTCGTTATTGTACATGAAGGCGGAATTTTGGTAAAACGAATAATAGATCATAATGTAGAAAATCATACTATCACAATACACTCTTTGAATGACATGTATCCTGACAGAGTTATTGATTTGGCAGAAGTTAAACAAATCTTCAATGTGATAGAATTGCAAAGGCCAAGAAGAAGGTAGTTTAAAAGTTTAATATACAAACTATTAAAACTGATACTATGAAATTCAATCAATACACCTGGAACCTATAGTCTTTAATAGTATTTCAGGAAATCATTTCCGCCGAAAATCCTTCGAGCGGGCAGAATAATAAAGCGAAAGCAATAAGTTTATCATTAAATTATAATATTCATGGAATACCAAAGTGAAATTAGAGATAGTGTAATAAATGAATTATTTGAGAAAGTATCAAATAAAAACTATCGGAAATATTTAGTTAAGCTAACTCTTAATCCAATTCGAGGATTTCAAAACGAAACTATTAAATTTGATTTTCCTGTAACAGCGCTAATTGGTCCTAATGGAGGAGGAAAAACAACTGTACTTGGAGCTGCCGCATGTGCATATATATCGGAAAAACCCGGACGTTTTTTCACAAAAAGCGGTTCTCTAGATAATAGCATGCAAAATTGGAAAATATTATATGAATTAATTGATAGAGATATAAGTCCAAAAGATTCCGTAAATAAATCCTGTAGATTCAAAAGCCTAAAATGGTATAGAGACAACATGAGCAGAGACGTATCGGTTTTTGGTGTATCAAGAACAGTGCCAGCTACAGAACGAGCAGAATTAAGGAAATGCGCCTCTACGGTATTTAAATTTTGGGCTTCACAAGAAGAATCTTTTGATGAAATGGTAATATCATCAGCGTCAAAGGTCCTTGGAAAAGAAATCAGGGAGTATTCTCAAATAAAAGTAGGAACAGATGGAAAAGTTACTCTACTAAAAGGCAGCACAGATAGCGGAATCTCATATTCCGAGTTTCATTTTGGAGCTGGTGAATCTAGTATCATTAGAATAATAATGAAAATGGAGTCTTTAGAAGAAAATTCTCTCATCCTAATAGAAGAAATAGAAAATGGACTACACCCTATTGCAACCCAAAGAATGGTAGAGTATTTAATAGAATTCTCTAAAAGAAAAAAATCACAAGTAATCTTCACCACACATAGCAATGATGCCCTTTTACCACTTCCACCCAAAGCAATATGGGCAGCAATCAATAATACATTGTTTCAAGGAAAATTAAACGTAAAATCACTTAGGACCATAACAGGGCAAGTTGAAGCTTCACTAGCCATTTTTGTTGAAGACGAATTTGCAAGAATGTGGATTGAAACCATACTCTCAGATGATATAAATATAATAGAAAATTCTATAGAAATTCATGCTATGGCAGGAGATGGAACAGCAGTTGCGATTAACAAATACCATAACAATGATCCTTCTATTAGATTCAAATCAATATGTATTATTGATGGAGATTCAAGACAAGAAGAATCTTCCGAAAATAAAGTGTATCGATTGCCAGGACAATGTCCCGAAAAATACATATATGATAAGGTATTAGAACTTATTAGCAACTCCAACGACACAAAAATAGGTGAGCTAAGTTTATTACTACAAAAAAAATTTGAAGACAGTTCTTTTGTCGAGCAAAAGATTAGACAAATTGGACTAACCTGTCGCGATCACCATCTGCTATTCTCACAGATAGGAAAAAGTATTGGTTTCATATCTGAAACAGTAGTAAAAGGCGCTTTTCTCCATCTATGGTCTAGGTATTGCACAGAAGAATCAGGAAATATTCTATCTATTATTAAAGAAAATATTCCAAATAATTAGACACAATGAAGAAAATTTTATTTTTAATGGCAATACTGCCAATGGTACTGTTCACAGCATGTTCGTCAAATGACAAAGAAGATATCATAAACATTTCTTTTTCTGAAACCGAAATCAGCATTCCAGTAGGGGATGAATACAATTTGAAAGTTAATGGAATTGATATAAGTGAATGCAACATCTATTCTCAAGATGAGTTTATAGCCTATGCAATGTCTCATGGCGAGAAAATAAATATTAGCGCAGAGCACACTGGAACTACCAAAGTTATAGCAGAATATAAAAACCAAAAAGTTGAATGCAATGTAACGGTCACTTCCCTCGTGAATTACATAGGAAATCCGGTTCTTGAATTTGGTTTATCAAAGAACGAAGTTAAGAATAAAGTGAAAGGAAATATTATAAATGAAACCGAAAATAAAATAGAAATAAAAGAGGATTTTAAATACCCAATATATGACACTTATCACTTCAATAACGGGAAATTGGAATGCGTATATTCGGAAGTAAATATAAATACAGGCACTGTTGATATTTTAAACAGTCTATTGGAAAGATACAAGCATGTGTCGTCTGAATCTAACGTACATTGGTTTTCATATCCAAATAAATTTATCATAAGGGAAAATGCTCGTGGAGGAAATGGAGGATATGCAATAAGATACGCTAAAGACAAAGAAACAATGAAGAAATACTATCAATTATGATTGACTTTTTAACCATCGTACTTCTTATATTCGGAGTACTACAAATTATCCTCTTTTTTAAAGTGTGGGGAATGACGAACAATATTAAACGTATCTGGAAAAAGATAGATAATAAGGATTTTCTTTCTGATGCCTGTATTGCCTATATAAAAGGAAATATGGAAGAGACTGAAAAACTAGTAAATGAAGCCTTTTTGCAAGAAGTAGCCTTACTCTCAAAATCTTCAGAGGACTATGTAAGTTGGGAAAAAGCTTTTCGCGAATTGGAAGAAAAATATACTAAAGTATTCAAGAAAATAAATAAGCCTACACCTGACTTTAAAAAATATAGTAATCCTAAAATATATTTGCTTTAATAAATTGGATTGACACTACTTACCCCCCAACATATAAGAATCCTATATTTTATTTGAAAGTTCTATTATATTCAACCGATAAAAATAATCTAAACTTTTAATATACAATGAAAAAGTATTTATTCGCATTAACATTATTACTACCCCTCCTCCTTGGTGGGTGTTCCAGTGACGATCAATCAGATGACAACAACTCTCCGTTAATCGGATCTTGGATATCCATAGATGATGATGTCGAGATTTTCTATCTTGACCTCAAAAAAGACGGGACAGGGAAATGGACCGGAACCTACGCCGGAGAAGTGGAAAATGTACTAAGGCTAACTTGGAGTGCAACCGAAACCACTTACCATGTCAAATATGAAAACGGCAATTCTGAAACAAAACAGTATAGAATAGAAGGGAACCGCCTCTATTTAGGAGATGTGATATATACCAGAAAGTAAAGCCAGCCGGGGATCACTCCCCGGCTTTTTCTTCGTCCTTCTTTTTTGGATGGAACACAAAATCAATTACCTTCCGATTTGCCTTATCAATCCTGCTCCAGTCCTTTTTAACATAAGTATCTGTGACATTATACCCAGACTTATGATTCAATGACATTGCTACATCGTCCATCGAAATACCGCAGTCGTTCCTTGCTATTGTAGCCCAAGAGTGGCGCGCAGCGTAAAGAGTTAGATCGGGAATACCTAAAGCATTCCCGATCTTTTTCAGATTAAGATTCACCTTATGCACAAATTGCTTATGGCTCGCATATCTTATAAAGAAATTAAACGCTCTATCCCCTACTGAATCCTTATATCTTTCCAAATAAGGCTCAAGCTCCGGTTCTACTTTAATGGAAATAAAAGCCCTATCATCCCGCCTGGTTCTTGTCTTCCTCCGCTCGTACTCAAATCTATCATCAACAGGGGGATTCAAATAAAACATATCAACGGTATTCATTCCAACCATAAAGAACGACATCAGAAACACATCTCTGGCAATAATGACACCCAACATATTTTCCGGTATTCGACACTCTTTTATAGCTCTTATCTGTTCATCCGTTAAAGAACGCTTTCTTGTAATCGGTTGCTTTGGAATTTTGTATTTAGCAAAGGGATTATTGGAAATGCGGATTATTCCGGCATCTTCATCGTTATATTCAAGCTTTGCCCGATTAAATAACGCTTGTATCTTCGATATGTAAAGCCGAACCCCAGAATCAGAAATATTTCCAATACCACATTTTGACCGTTGACTCTTTAAATCTTCTTCAAATTTAATTAAGAGAGAAGATGTGATATCCGAGAAACATAAATTTCGATTTCCCACGAATGCCTCAAACTTGCTAATAGCAATTCGATAATTTTCCCCTATCCGCCTACCTTCTTTCAAAACCTTATCCGCATAAGCATAACCAAAGTCGAAAAAGTTAATTCCTTCAGGCTTATTAGAAAGTTTATCTTTCATCAGTTCACATAATCCTTTAGCAGAATACAAATCAATAGAGTGACCCAATTTTGAAAGTTCGGCTCTAATTTTAAGAACATCGAGCATTACTTGGTCATAAATCGGATTATTCCTTTCTTTTAGCTCAAAAGTCTTCTTGTTTATCAACTCACCTCCCACATAGTGAGTAGTCGCAATATATGAAGATTGACGTTCGTGCGTAATCCGTATCTTCACATTCCAGGTATTATCTTCTCGCCTTTGATGCTTGAGGATGATTATTTTAACTGTAGCCAT